AGAGGAAGAAGAAGTAGAAGAAAGTGCTGAAGAGGAAGAAGAAGTAGAAGAAAGTGCTGAAGAGGAAGAAGAAGTAGAAGAAAGTGCTGAAGAGGAAGAGGAAGAAGAAGTAGAAGAAGAAGAGGAAGCTGAAGAAGAAGCTGAAGAAGCTGAAGAAGAAGAAGAGGAAGAGGAAGAGGAAGAGGAAGAGGAGTTCTATGAAATGGATATCGACGGAAAAACATACTTCGTAACGAACGAAACGAATGGTGACATTTACAATGTCACAGAAGACGATGACATTGGAGAAAAGGTGGGTACGTTGGTAGATGGGTCTCCTCAGTGGATTAAGAAGAAACGGGCTACTAAGAAAAAATAGATTCACATAACCTGATATGCAATTATTTGCGTTTTTTCATGGTGCGTTTTTTGCCCCCTTTGCGTTTGCTGCGCGTCTTTCCTGCACCAGATGGAGCCGGTACATTGTTGTCTTGATTGCCCATATACTCAGCAATGCCGCTCTGAATACTTTTCTTCACCATATTCAACGTAACATTTTGAAATTTCAATAACGCGGTTTTATTGTTCAATTCAATATCTTCTTCCGCAGCCAATGTATTGTCGGCGCGTTTAGCATCTACGTTTGCGTTAATCGAATCAATAGTGTTTTCATTTTTAAACAGGTCTTCTTCAATCTTACGAATGATTTCACGAAGACGTAACAGGGCACGGTTATCAATGATATCCATTGAAATATCAAACGCGTATGGATGAGCAGTAGCGACGCCAAAAAGAAGATCCTCGATACTTGTCTCTTTATTGGTGTTTTCCATGTATTGTTCAGCGCCCTCGGCGATATCCACGCTCTCAAGAAGTGCGGCAAATACGGGGTTTTCAATCATTTGCTCCAATGGTCGAATAACGTCAGATCCTTCCACCTCCATAAGCTCTGCGGTGTCCGAGATTGTTTTCACGGTACCGTCGGTAATTGAAAACAATGGCTCGCGATCATTCACGGCGAGACGTTTAAATTTGCGCTCGCGTAGAGGGCGCTGGTAGACATTTTCAATAAGGTTTCCGAGTTTGTTGTTTGTGAATTTACACGTAAATTTGCGCTTGTTACGTGTCGTCACCTCACCCTCGATGAAATCTCCCATAATATCGACCACATACATGTCGGACCCCGTTGTCTGCGTTTGCTGCAATGCGCCAATGTTCAAAATAGTGTAGTCTTTGCCAAAGAAGAATGTGTTATATGCGATGCGCGTTTTATCATCGGGAAAAACGGATTCGGACGGACGTTCGATTGTCTCTACGATATCAATTGCAATGGTAAAACATATACACAGGAGACGAAAGTAGAGATCATATTCAGAGGATTTTTTGCTCACCAAATCATCTTTAAGCTCGGCAATCAAGGTCGCGTTATCTGGTTTTATTGACTTTGACGGATCCGGTTTACGTATATCCTCATATTTTTTGAGATTTATGCTGCTGGTGACAGCAGCCTGCCACGATTTATCCCAACCCTTGATCGTGTTCTTGACAAAGGGCGATGCTATGCTACGAAACCTACGAATAAAGTTGGAATATGAGGTTGACCTCTGAGACGGTTGCTTGTTCAATGAGAATATTTCAACCATTGTTTTTGCGATTTCATATGAATTTATGGTTTTGCCTTCGTTTGCGAGGTGGTCGCGAATGCCAATGTACAGGTCTATGAAAGCCTGATATACTTCAGCGAAAAAGGGACTGTTTGCGGCATCGTCGAGCCATACGGTGCGTGTAAACGTGTAAATCACGCCGTCAAGCTTGATGTACGAAAACATCTTGTGTCGGAACGGATTGATGACATTGAGCATTTCATTGTTGATCCCGCGGTTGCGCATGATGAAATAGTCAAAGGAGGAATAGTGACTGCCGTACACGGGATACTGCGTAGGAAACAAACATCGAATCATAAGCATAATGTTATCGCGTTCTACTTGGTCATGTTCGTCAGGTTTGGTAGCAAACGCGGAAACCAGACCGTTGATGAATTTATTCCGGTTGAAAAAGAATTCCATGCGTTTTTCGTACGGGAGCGCAAACAGCGAATCAGGGAAAATCATGTCGTTCGTCATGTAGGGGTAGGTATTTAGACTTACGGTTACATTTTCCATAGTCGGGTGTGTTAATACGTCTGACGTTAATGTCACCCGTCTCGTGGTTTGACCCTCGGGGATATTGGTGTCAATGCGAATCTTGACTTCGCGAACTTTGAATGACATGGTACTATATTACCATGACATTATTTTACGTTATTCTTTGTGTGAATACTTAGTTGCAATCTTTTCCGCATCGCGGACGCTGGAGCTCAAACTCGGCGTCTTTGAGCTTGGTGTAATCGCTGAATCCTTCAAGGGAGTCTGACATCACCTTTTCCGCTTTGCGAACCACACTCAATGGCATCTGTTCGCGGTTAGCTAAAACATATTGGGCACGTTCAATGCGTGTGTTATCGCGTTCAATCTCGGCGCGCGCTTCGTCCTGTTTTGCGTTTGCCTCGTCTTGCATCATTTCGGCGGCAGTGCGTTTGCGCTCCATTTCGTCCACAGCATTCGCGGCGCGCTCTTTTACCATATCTGCCTCAGCTACATCAACGTCCTCGTCAATGGCGCGGAGGTCAGTGCCCTCTTCCATGGGCGGCACCATGGAATCTTCGGGCGCTGTTTCTTCGATGGTTTCTGCCTCTTCTAATGCGGCTTCCGCAGCCATCATAGGGTCCTCCTCGGCAGCCTCGATATCCACGGCGATATCCTGGTTCTCAAGACCCTCTACTTTCCTGGAAAAGAACATATCAAGCATGATAAGCGCAACACACATGGTTATTCCGGCTTTCATACCAGAGACCGACGCGAAATAAGCCACGGTCAGAATACCAGATACGCGGAATAAAAGCGTGTTCGGTACGAGAATGACAAATACCATGACAATAATGCTCGCAACGAGGCCAATTGTTGACCGCAAGCTCGTTTTCGACAACGCCCGTGACATGAGGTTCATCATTTGTTGCAAATTAGGCATCTTACGTATATATTCGGTTGAGACAAAAATGCAAAAAAATTTCTACGGATTTTCTAAGTATGTCTCTCTTGAACACTGCATCTGAATGGAACCATAAACCTAACAAAAAACGAACCCCTGCACTAAAACGCCCTTTACGTCCCGTGCAGGGTGAATCATACAAAGAGGGATTTGATGCTGAGGTTCCCGATGCGATTCAAAAATCGCGCGATGCGATCAACCATCGCGAAACCCGCGTAGCATCTCTTTTAGACAAAATGACGGCAAGCGAGGAAGCCAACGATGAGTCCGACCTGGCTAATTTTGAGCCGATGGAGAACCCCGAACTCCAGGTGAAGCGCGACTTCCCTCCCATCCAGGCCAACAACCTAAAAGAACCTGAAGAGACCATGCCATATGCACAGGCTTACAGTCAGTCCCCGTCATATCGCCTGCCTGTCATGCCGGGCGGAGCAATGCCTGTGGCAAACGATAAACTCATGGAAAAAATCAACTATATGATCCACATGCTTGAACAACAGCAACATGAGCGAACCGAGAACATCACGGAGGAGTTCATCCTCTACTCCTTTTTAGGGCTTTTTGTGATTTATGTATGTGACTCATTTACCCGAGTGGGAAAATACAGCCGATAAGTATTAGAGCGCGATGATGTAGCGTTATACATCATCACGGCAATCCGGAGAATATACGAACAACGCGATTACTCCATGGTCCGGACATGGTCAGTACGTACGAACATACCATCCGGTACTTGGACGGAACATTACGGACATTCTTCTTCTGTTGCGGAGTATTTAGCATCGCGACGAACGGAAATTCTTCCTTGAAAAACAAGGGCAATCCCGGCTTTACACATTCCGACAACAGTATGTTGTATTTGTGGAGATGACCCGACAAATTAGCATAGCTGTTTGATGTATTGTACAGCACATGCCGCTCTATAAAATCGACGCATTTATGGAGTTCGTTTCGGAGATTGTTCAGCGGGTTCACTACATGTTCATAATATTTACAACTCCAAAAGTAACTAAATATTTTGTTTTCTACATACACATCCATTGACTATATTACGACATGATTTCCTTTATAGGAAAGAACGGAATTCCATTTGTTTGAAATCGCGATCGACCTGTGCAGGGTGCTCAAGAGGGGTAGCTAAAGAGCTCTGGTCCTCAATATACTTTTGGTATGAAATGGCGGCACTGTATACGTCCTTCACTGCGTAGTTGAGAACAACCTTGTTGAGGCGTTCCACTTGTGCGGTGATATCTTTAGGCTTGTGCTCGGCATACTGCATGTAGACGGATCGCATGATGATCTTCAGGTTGTCCACGTTTTGCGGGGGCACCACAATGGTCGAGTTGGACAGTTTGTAGACGCCCGCACGAATGCCGTTCTGGATGATGCGAATGTTGCCCGAGCTAAAAAACACCTCGCTGAGGGGATTCGACTCCAGATTTCCGGTAAGGGCTTCGCGGTACTCTGATGCGGTGTTTTTTACGGCGATCTTCTCTTGCATGGCAAACCATTCCTCACATGGCGCCTCCTTCAGGTTGATGCGGCCATTGGTGGAAGCGGCCTCCTTTGAAAGGATGGGTTGGCTTTCCGCGTAATTGTTATAGTTTAACGTGGATGAATTCATCATATATAAGTACTGCAGAAAATAGCAAGTCAATGACAACATATCGCTATTTTCTTGGGGTAGTGTATATGGAGTACTACTATATTGCGGTAATCAGCGTTGCGCTACTTCTCTTAATATTATCCCTTACATACATTGGTGTTTATGTGTCGGTCTGGTCGGAGAACACGACTCCTTACCCTCCCTCGCACTCCAATTGCCCCGACTACTGGAAAATGTCCACGGACGGCCGCTGCATCATCCCCGAGGAAACCGAGGCCAACAACGCACCCATTAGCAATGACGGTCTCACCCCCAGCTCAACCAAATACACCCACGGTCTCACTCTTGGCGAGGTGTCTGCGATAAACTTCAACGACCCTGCATGGGAAGCCACAGGCAAGACCCGTGTATGCAAACAGCGTGAATGGAGCATCGAAAACAGCGTTGCCTGGGACGGCGTAAGCAACTTCAATATGTGTTAGACATACTATTAGTGTACTATTAGCATACGATTATGCTGATAGTATTGATTACGGTACCACAAATTTTTCGACGACCATTTCCCCCTTATCAGAAACAAATGCGAGGTCAGATACCACGCCATTTGACGTCAATAGCTTGTATGACCCGTCTTTTTGCACAATTTCCATGGTATTGTTGTTAAGACGATGCATACGGTTGCGCGAGGGCAGAAGATGGTCAATGTACAACTGCATCGCGTCCTTCATGTGGTTGTATTTACCGGTCTCGCGATATTCCTTGAGATGGTTGCCTATTTCTTCGATATGCACAAATGTCTCGTCAGTAAGACGTTTGAGGTCGGATTGCACTCCGCGGTTATGAAAGCGGTCCTCATATGCGTCCTCCATTTTCTTGAGAACCCCACTAAGAAAGTCGTATTCGTCCTTCTTTTGCGTATAACAGGCCATGGTTTCCGCATTGCTTGCATAGCCAAAGAGGTTGTCTAATTTACACTGTATGATATTGCTGCGCGCATCGTCGGCAGCAACCTTCATTGTGTATATTTCGTCATGGAGCTTGTACCACGTGCCGGTGGATATTTGTATGTCCAGATTGCATGGGTCCATCTCGCTTCCGCATCGGGCTACATAGGAGGTTTCGCCTTGCTCAAACACCATGCCAACGGTGCGCTTGCAGTATCCGCATGTTCCCTGGACGTTTTGGGCTCTTGAGCGCGCCTCTTTTTTCGTCTGGTTGCGGTCAATCGCGGCAGCGTATGCACTCTTTGCTTTTTTCGCCAGATCATCTTCATACGCCCGTTTGAGTTTAAAGTATGTGTTCAGTGCGGCGGTAAAATCGGGCACGTCGGGCTCAGTTTCTTTCGGTTTCTCGCTTCCCTGGGTCTCAGTGTACGTAATAGAGGGATTGTTCTCGCTCTGAAAGTTGCTTACGCTACTGGGCAGGTTCTCCACCGAGGATATCTGATTGTTGGTAATGTCCAGGGTTTCGAGGTTTTTTGCACCACCAAGATCAATGCGTGTAAGTCTATTGGACGCGACATTCAATTCACGTAATCGCGACGGTAATTGCGGTAATGATTCTAAAGTGTTGTCGGCAATATGGAGAACCTCCAGACCAGGCACGTCATCAAATGCGACTTCTGACAGGTAGTTGTTGGATACGTTGAGCCGCTCCAGAGTAATTGGCAGCGACGGAAGCTCCACCAAGAGGTTCTGTGGGAGCTCAAGAACACGGAGGCGCGTGGGTACGTTCTTGATTGACGTTATCTGTCCTTCCGTGAACTGCAGCGTGCGCACAGCGGTCGTTTCAAGGGCCTCTAAATTCAAATCGCCATCGAGCGGTTCATTGACAATGAGCTCTTGTGCCCCCTTGTTCATCATGTCAAGGATGTTCTCAAACCGTCTTTGTGCAGTATTATTGGTATTTATGATTGTTTTTCGTTTGTCCTCGATAATGTTCATACTATATAGTGCGGCTATACTTTATTAGTGGCATAATTGTGCATGGTTTCAAACACAGGAAGCTCAGTGATGAGCGTTTCTTGCTGCGCGACGGCGTCCTCGCGCGCCTTTTCGGCACGCACTTCGTTGATTTTCGCGAGAATGCGCTGGCTTTCAGCGCGCGCTGCGGCTTCACGTTCTGCTTTGCTTGGCTTGGGTGCGCGGTGCATAACCCATAACCATGCAATTACACCAGCAATAAAAAGGCCGATGCCCGCATTAAGGAGAACATAATACCATTCGATGCGCTGTTTGTGCATTTCCGCCAGCGATGCCCGGAGAAGGTAGCGGCTTTCGTTTTCTATTAAATTGGGGTTCATCTATACTATATCGAATATAGAATGGATTGGTGGTCTACGCGGTCGTGATTAAGTAGTACAAGACCGCAAGGTAGGAAAAGATTCCCATGACAATGGCAAAGACCCATATGGGGAGAACGGTCTTGTGTTTGAACCCCACTCCGAACTCTCTAAAGCTGCCGTCGCTATCGTATATCAATGTGGGTTTTATGGTATGTAGTGTGGTGAATGCAGCAAGAAAAAGTATGGCGGCCACGGTCAATTTATTGTCTAATATGAAGTCACGCATGTATACTATATCGGAATAAAATTGCTTGTCGTACAACGACTACTCGTCCATGGGATCAACAATGCCATCCTGGTAGTCCTCGCTGAGATGCGCAATATCGGTCGCTTCCCTGTCGTGTTCGGCGGCGAGCTCGTTGGCGTAGTTGTCGAGATCAACCACGTCCTGCACCATGTTTCGGACCGCGTCTTCGCCGTCCACAGTGTCGCCCGTCATTAATTGCTGAACAATTTCCCGTCGTTCTCGCTCGTAGGTATCCTTGTCGTATTGAATCACGCCCTTCTGGAGCCCAACGTTCCAGCGACCCATCTTGTACTTCTTGTACATGTCCTCGATCTTGCGGTTCTCAATGGTCATGTCACCCAAAAACTTGATGATGCGCTTTTTCTCGTGGTCCTTGCTGCGGCCCGTGCGCTTCTTTACACTTTCGTATGTTGTATTAATGGTATTCTTATTGGCTATTTCCGACTGCAATAGGGTAACAATGAGACGCGATACACTGCGCTTTGATATTTCCTCGCCGCCGGTCTGAATGTCCACTTCGCGTACGGCGCTGGTTTGTTCGGCAAACTCGGTCGGGGCAGTATCCACCGACCCAACAATGGTATCAGAAAGTTCCGCATTTTCTTCTCGAATTCGCTGCTTGCGCATCTCGGCATTGAGCTCGCGGAGCATGGGATTCTCGGCGGCCGACATGTATTCACTAAAGATCGATAGGTAAATGTGGGTCAGGACCAAATCTTGTGCCCGGGCATCAAAAATGGGGCCCGATGAAACGCCCACATTGAGCACAGGGAACATGACGGACAGTTTTACTAATTCCAACATTCGCGGAGACACGTCGTTTGCCACCTGCTTCAAAAACTCGTCGTTTACGAATTTCATTAACAGGCCGAACTGGTCGCGCAAGATCCGATTGATGTCCGCCAAGTGGCTCTTCGCCAGCTCGTTCTTTCGGACGCGCGGATTGTAGCTATGTATGGGCGCATTGATGATCATATTGGGTGCAATGGCACCCGCGGTTCGAATTGCTGCAATGGTGTATTGCGTAGAAATATGATGGCGTTTCGAGACAGCGCTTTCGGACCATACCGAAAAGGACTGCATAAAGTCATTGATTTCGTTGTACTCCTCGTCAGATACATCCCCGAATCGGTCAATAAAGTCCATAAGTGCATTGTACATCCGATTGTTGGTCATAATGAGGTAGTTCTTAAGTTGGTCGTGTTTTTGTTTGGCACTGTCTTGCGCGGCAGTGCGCAAAAGACGAATCACGGGTTCGTCCAGCATGTCTGCATCCTCGGCGTCGTTGAGGAAGGTAACAAGCCGATCGGCGGATTCCAGCGGTTCTGCAGGAGATAGCGAAATCCGGTTCTCTGTGTTTACAATCAGTAGCAGTTGTTTGAGTGCGGCGGCATCAAATACCTTGCCGCTGCTCTTAAGGAACTCCATCTTTTCTGCGATTGTGGCGTCCGCGGGATAGTCACGAGGCTTATGGTCGCACAGTGCTTGAAACTTTTGCGGGATGGGAAGATTGCGATCAAAGTTGCAGTAGTGAATAAACGCTGCGTAGATATCTTCCTCGCGAATGTCAGCGGGAAGGTCGGGGTAAGGCACAGATGTATTTTCCGGATGGTACAACATCGCCGCCTTGATCATGCGACGCGAGTCCTCGATGATGGCCTGCTGTTTTCGGATCATATTGACAAACCCAAACACCTCCGGGTACTTTGCACCAAAGTAGTCCAGCGGAGATTCGCTCCCACTGCAGCATGCATTGTCTGCAAATGGAACACCACGATACGTTTTCATGAGGGGTTCGTGGTGCGACACACTGTTGTTGATTGACTTGATAAATGCCGCGGTATATGCCGATATCTTCCCATTCACAATGGCGTACATGTTGTGCTGTTTTCGGTCGCCGTTCTTCACAGCATCCACCAGCATATCATGAAACTCCTTGGTGATGTTCTCCACGTCAAAGGGCGCCATGCGCACCAGCGGTGGGCGGAAAGAGTTCCATTTGGCAACATCGCGCGCTCCAATGTCCTCACTGCTATCCCGAATCTGCTCATACATGCGCTTTGTCTTGTACATTTCCGAAACATCCGTACGCTCTATCATAACATCCACTGCAATCTTGATACGCTTGACAATGGCAATTTTGGACAGCTTCATGATGCTGTTCCACGGGGAAATGGTGGAACGCGTTGCGGCAATGACGCACGCGATATAGTCAATACCACTTTGGTCCTCAATGCCCGTATAAGGATACCCCGTAAAGCTATTCACGCACCCAGGGAATGTTTTTCGCTTTGCGATCGACGGCACGGCAGTCTGGACAGATACCAAGATGGACCCGGCAACAAACATGATGAGCGCGTCGTTGTAGTAGTCCTCGTACGGGGACCCCTCCTTGCCCTTGGACTTGAGTTTTTCCATGCGTTTTTCATAAGCGTCTCTGCCTGCGATTTGTGTTGACACGAGTTCATACGCCAATTTGAGCACCTTGTTTTGAATTTGGGCGGTCTGCACGTCCATCATCTCGCACAAAAAGGTAAACACATCAAAGATCTTCTCCATCTCGGGGTTCTCGAATGTGCGCACCACCTTTTCGATCTGGCGCGCCTTCATGGCCATGAGATCCTCCTCCAGGATGTCGCGAGTGCTAATAACAAACCCGCTTTCATCGTACCCCTCTTCGGTACTGAAGGTCAACTTGGAAATTTCCATCCCGCTGTGTTTGTCGCGAATCGAGTCGCCGTCGACAACGCCGTTGGACCGAACATAGGCGGCCAAGACCGCACCATAGTCCCCGTTCGTGATGAATGCCTTTGCAAGGTCGTACATGAACAGGGGCACAAGAGGAACCCCACTATCAATGCAGTACTTCCACTCGGGATTTTCGGCACTGATTGCGGAACGCGTATAACGATCAGCAAACGCGACAATGTCACGCTGTTTCGAAGAAAAGTCGCGGATCGCCCGGATCGACTGGAATATGTGCGCATGGGGAGACTTGATGGTGCCCCCGGCGGCGGCCCTCAATCCACAATGATAAGCAATGTTGTTTGTGCGCTGGGCGCGAATCTCGTCAATGACACGGCGACGCCGGACCTTGATTGCGTATGCCTCGATGGCACGCGCAAGTTCGTCGTTGGACAAGCTATCGTCTTTGTCCATGCGCTCCAAGATCTCGTGCAAAAACTGGTTGTCGGACTTGACCCGAATTCGCTGATTGGCGGCATCAAGCGTCTCGCACACGCCGGTTCCGGTGTTCTTGATGCACTTTTCATTGAGAATGTTGCAAAACAGATCATTGTCGCTCATAAAAGTCGACTCATCCACACTGGCGTCGCTGACCCACTGTTTTTTCTTATACACGTAATAACGGCGCGTCCGGGGCATGTTTTCCACCATGGCGTAATCGCCCTCTGCCACATTCTTCTTTCCGCGGATGATGGTGCGAGCAAGATCTTTGGCGTACTCGGGATGCGTATCGTGCTTTTCCACAAGCGCCTCGGCCATGAAGTCGACAAAGTCACTGGGGCTCATATTACGCTGTTCGGTAGCGTACGTGTCGAGAAGCTTGTATGGCGTGTCGTCATACTTGGCGTCGTAGAAAATTTCGTTCTCCTTGGCACTGGCATTCATCTTATCGATGGTATCAAACGACTTGGCCATATAGGAACGATTGCAGCGACTCCTTTTTGAGCCAGGCGACTGGGCATATTCCTCGGGCTCAATCTCGATTTCCGGTACAACCAGACGCATGTGCTGTTTGGCAATGACCGTGTAAAACAGGCTGCCGTTGTCAATGTTAATCATGGTTTTGAGCAGCTCCGAGTCCGAGATAATGTCTCCCTCGGCCCCGTACGATTTTCCAACAATGGTAAGGCGATCGCGAGCATCAAGGAGGTTGCCGACCATATGAACAACGTTCTTGGCATCTCGGCCACGGTACCGAAAATGTCGCGTCATATCGCTGAGGTAGTTCATGTACTCCTGTTTGTAAGTGTTGATGTTTTCCTCAATGGCCTTCTTGATGTCGTTGTAGTGTTCAAATGTAATGTCGCCCACATATACCATGAATGGCTCCATCTCGGATACGCAGGACGACAAGGAATATTTGTGACGTATGTAAGGCCGAATGAGCTCAATGATCTTTTTGGTGTTGGGCACAATCGACTCTGCCATTAATTCAGCCTTATCGCTACGATCTTGTGCACTGGTACTGAAGTTGTGAACTCCCTTGAAAATGTCGATGCGGCGATAATCGACTCCCTTGTCCAGATCGTCCACGTCGACCTCGTTCACTTGCGTATTTTCGTCAAGGTACGACTGTAGACCCCGAAAGTTAGACGCCTCATTGACGCGCTTGAGAATGTTCGAGCCCGGTAGCTGCGCCCGGGAGTATTCAAACATGCTATGAGGCATGGCCATGAACGAAAATACATGCGCAGTGTCTGCAGCAGGCGGGTCAGACAGGTAGGTTTCAATGGCAAAACGCCGGGCGCGATAGTTGCCGTACTGAATGGCAACCGACTTGAAATCGTCGAGGTTGTTGACAATGCATTCAATGTTGGTTCCTACATCGATCGCGCCGATGGCCCCGGGATCTTCCAGGGGGTCCTCAAAGGGGCGCAAAATGTCATTGTCCAGGCGCTGCTTGTCGGCGTAATCACGAGCGTTGTTGAGCCGCTTGTTGTCGTCGGCAATGTCCGTATCAACAACGTCAATGTATTCGTTCGCTTCGCCGCCGCACATCTTCTTTCGGCGCTTGACCACGGGGATCATCCATTTGAGCCGCTGGTTCAGCTCCTTGAGGTATGCGGTCATGGGCTTGTGGAAAAGACCCAGTTCCTTAGGGCGCAGAATGATGTAATCGTTCTGGAACACGGAGAACCGTTCTCGCAGTTCCTTGAAACGGGCAATGAGGGTTTGCATGTTGTTCTCCAACGTTGGCGTTCGCTTGGATACAGGAATGCTGGCAAGAAGTTGTTCCATCAAGTCGTTCAGCTGTAGCTCAATGTCATAGCGGCGTTCTTTTTCGCTGACCTCGATGGCCTCGCGGACCGTCGCGAGCTTCTTCCCAAAGATGATTTCATTGGTTTCCACGTACAAGTCGTTGAGCTCGTCCAGGACCGACTTGTCGGGGGTCTCGCCTTCCTCAAGCACTGGCATGTCCTCGACCTCTTCGGCCGATCCTGGTTCGGGATACGTGTCCTTGTCCATGGTGGCCTTTATTCCGTCGCTCCATTGCTTGGGAGGATCCCTACGCTCAACACGCTCAAGAGGGATGTGTCGCGGGACGCCCTGGTACTGGAAATCAATGTATACAGTTTCCATGTCTGGAAAGGTAGTTAGTTCGATCATATCGTTGATCACGTTTGACACCTGCCCCGTGATCACGGTTGGCAAATCGCCTCCAAAATGGAGGTCCAGCCACTGGCCCGTTTTGATCCCGTTTTGGGCAATGTACCCCTTTTCTTCGGCGCGGTCAAGAAGGATAATCGACTCAATGGTTCGGTCAAGGAACGCCCCGTTCTCCACGGAAAGTTCGTATCTTTCCCCGTCGCGGGTGCGAACAATGACCATCGCGTCATTATCGATATAGTCTATTAGAAATACGGATTGATGATAAGGTTGACTGTCTGGGGCGACAAGTTGTATAATGTCGCCCAACTCTAATACTGTCTCCGACATATATAATACCACGCTAAATAATATTTATGTCAAATAAAATAGAAACAAAGACGATGATCTCCTAATGACCGCTGAAACGCAACTCGGATTTCGCTTTCGGTTAGACAGCCGGAGCCCTCCAAAAAACGTTACAAGCAAGACCTATACTTATGAAGGAAACGATTACACCATCATGCAATATACCCGTGATATGCTGTGCGTCGGCGATCCCGCCGAAAATTACAAGTCGGTTATATGTGACACAGAAGGCAATGTACTAAGTGTCTGTCCTCCCAAATCAGTCCCGTCACTGAGCATGGACCCGAAGGCGACAATCGAGTGCACTCAGCTCATCGAAGGGACCATGATGACTCTTTTTATGGACCCTTATCAGAAGGAGTGGAACATACACACACGAGGCGCCATCGGCGGAAACTACTTTTATTATCGTAACCAGTATTACCTCGACCAGTTTTCCGACGCCAGACAAGTTTCATATCGCGACATGTTTATCGAGGCACTGGGTGGGACGGCGGGGTCTCGGCTCGCCGATTTGGAGCCGTTGAGAATGCTCGATCCATATGCAGTCTATACGTTCACCATCCAACACCCTGACAACCACATTGTGTTACCTATCAAGATGCCCCGGGCATACCTTACCCATGTTTCGTATATTTACGGGCACGGGTTTGAAGTCCAGTGCATGACCGCACACCAAGCCATAAAAACCATGAAGTTTCCAACCGAATTTTGCATACCCCAGATGTACAAGATGCCCACCGGCGTCCCGGTTACCGACAACTATGATGGAAACTCCATTGCATACGCGACCAACAAATATTGCGGACTACATACCGACTATGCCCAAACGGGCATAGTTTTTTATGACACCGTTTCAGGAAAACGATATGTGAAAATTGCACCAAGCTACGAACAGATGAAGAAGCTCCGCGGGAACAACCCAAACCTGCAGTATCAATACATCTGCCTTCGGCGTGTGCGAAAGGTGGACGAGTTTCTCCGCTATTTCCCTGCATACAGCCGCATGTTTTACAAATTTTATGAGCAGTACCGCGAATTCATGAAGGGTGTTCACGAGAGTTACTATGACCACTACGTCAAAAAGAAGCCCGTAAAAATCAGCGAAAAATACATGCCGTATGTAATCCGCCTTCATCGCGAAATATACATACCGAGCATCCGGACAGGTTGTGAAGAAATCATTAGCATCTCACGTGTATATAAGTTTTTCGATGAACTCTCCCCAGGAGAAGTGCTGTACGCACTCAATTATGATAGTCGTAAAATCACCGCAGATTGCCAAAAGATGTAATCATGTATCGATACGGATACATGATTGTTCAAAACAAAATAAGTGAAAATCTTATGCGTTCTGGTAAGCGTCGGCCAGCTTGCATAATTTTTGCAAATAATCAAGCGTCGTTTCTTGATTTGATTCACCCATGTTCTTGATTGGTTCGCGAAGAGCCTCAATCAGCTTATTGATGTCGTTGCCATTGGCCATGCTCTGGACATCCTCACTGTAGTCCTTTTCCAAAAAGTAGTTGATATCGCCCTCCAGGATCTTTTCACCATACTTGGCCTGGACATGCTGCAGCCACATACGAATGGTAATACTGGGGTTGGCCTTTCGCATGGTTTCTACCGTGGTCTTGGCCGTCTTGATATTTTTGTCACCAGGGAAGATGAGTTCTATATCCTCCATGAGGTCAGTAAGAAGGTTGTTAAAGGCTTTGAGAAAAGTGCTCTTTTGCGACATATACCCTTTACTTCGCTATTTTTTTATACCATTGTCCGCGACACTAAATACAAACAGCAACCCGTTACCTAATATGTAAAGTCGGGGGTAGGCGGCATAGGTTTTGAAGAAACCTCGCTTGCGCGCTGTTGTTGTAATTTATCGATGGTTATATCTTGACCTACCTTGTTCGGTGAGTAATTGTCGGGTGGGGTGTTGATGGTAATAATATCCTGGTTCGCCCTTACATAATTGTGCATAGGTCGACGATTGCTTTCGCTCTTTCCGCTTAAATCATCAGGAGTCATATCGCAAAATGTATACATCTCGGACCGCACTGACCCCGAAGAGGTTGCAAAATCATAACATACTGGTTCTTGATTTCCTACTTCCGCTGCATTTCCCGTTAGCATGGGGCGCAAGTGCTCGATGATGGAGTCGCCATATATAAGTCGGTATTTTTCGTTTACCAGAAGCATGGCGGGAACGTATGCTAAAGAAGGCGGCATGACCACCTGATTTCCGTTTTCCAGTCGCACCATGACTTGTCCGGTGGCCGGATTTCGTTTTCTTGCGTCAATGCATATGAAACTAACTTTGTCGGATACATTTGACTTGGAAACGGCCTGCAAGATTTTCTTGGAGTGCTTGCAAAAGTTGCTGTAGTATAGAATATCCATACTATAACACATATTCCCTTAAAAACACATTAACGCACCAAATGGCGCGTTAATGTTAAATATTATTCATTAGATAGTGCACTTAGAGGGCGGCAGTGCAGATGCGGTACTGAAGGCGGGCCATTATGTACCCATAGGCGACGATCAGGATCGCGAATATCATATTAATGATGTCACGGAACTGGATTTTTCCAAATCCAGTAAGCACGGCCACGATAATACCAAATACAACAGAAACAAGAAACGCAAACTGGATCACAGCAAGGGCCAGAAGGATGTTGCACCACTTTTCGTCCAGAGGACCAAAGAACATTTCAAAGAAGTTCGCCATTTTATAATATCTACAAAGATATTTTTGTTTGGTGTTCGATTCCAATGACCTAAAAGTGGCCCGGTAATACATAGTATGAACGAGGACGACGGAAAAGAATTTTTTGTCTATTTGTTAGAATCGACGGCGGGCACCACCTATGTAGGCGCCACCGTCAATCTGGACCGTCGATTGCGTCAACACAACAATGAAATTAAAGGGGGTGCGCATCGCACCACCCAAGGTAGCAAGCGAGGAAATACCTGGATGCGTGTGTGTTATGTCAAAAACTTCCCGGATTGGCGAAGCGCGCTGCAATTTGAATGGAAATGGAAAAACGTGTCGCGACGCATAAATGCGGGTCCTATGGAACGTCGGATGCGGGCCCTCGTTCAAATACTGGCGTCGGAAAAAAGCACCAGCTCCGCAATACCATTTTCAGAATGGGACACTCCGCCCATGCCAGTGTTTGAATGCTCGGAAACTGCGGATATGTTCAAACAATGTGCACAAAGAGCCTAAAATAATATGGCCAGGGATTGTATATGAACGAGGCTGTATGGAAGATTATTGATCAGCAGTTCAAGGATAATTATCAAGCACTGGTGAGTCACCAGACAGAATCCTATGAACACTTTTTCAATCATGATATATTTAAGATCTTCCGGGAGAAGAACCCACTTGTACTCGGCTCCAATTATGATAAGAGAAAGGACGAGTTTGCAAACGAATGTAGAATGTATTTCGGTGGCAAGGACGGCAGTGCCATTTACTACGGAAAACCCTGCATTTATGACGATTTGGGATTTCATTACATGTACCCCAATGAAGCTCGTCTAAAGAATATGACTTATGGAATGACGATTCATTACGACGTTGAGGTTGAGTTCATTACTCGCGGTGTGTCAAAAACGTCGGGGTCCGGACCTGCCGCTACATCCAGTAGCGAGGACATCGAACAAGCCATCCGTGAATTCCAGGCGGCAGGAGGGGCGAAAAAGGCCCAGCGCCGAAAGGGCGAGGCAATGGAAGCCCCTGCTGTGGATGTTGCGGCGATGCGCGAGGAAGTCGACGGCGACGTTGTCAAGCGCACCGTTAAACTGGAAAAAATGTTTCTGGGAAGATTTCCGGTGATGCTCCAGTCTAAATACTGTATCCTTCGCGACCTACCCCGCGAGATGCGGTTCGCGCTCGGAGAGTGCAAGAATGACATGGGTGGCTATTTTATCATCGAAGGGAAAGAAAAGACGGTGGTGTGTCAGGAGAAATTCGCCGACAATATGGTGTATGTGCGCGCAACTCCCGAGGGAGACAAGTTTTCCCACATTGCCAACGTTCGGTCCATTTCTGAAAACGCAGCAAAGCCTCAGCGTATGCTCAGTGTTTCTGTTGTAGCACCTACTGATAACCATCAGAACGGTCAGGTGGTGGTCAACATTCCCAATGTCCGTGCACCCATTCCTCTGTTTATCCTGTTTCGCGCACTCGGCGTGACCAGCGACAAGGATATTATTCGTCACTGCCTGCTTGACATGGAAGCAGAGAAGGACATGGTGGACCTGTTTGCACCATCAGTGTATGACGCCGCCACTACCTTCACCCAACGTGCCGCATTGAGATACATTGCAACGTTTACCAAGTATACTACCATTGAGTACATCCACGAGATCCTGAGCGACTATCTTCTTCCACACATTGGGGAAACCAATTACAAGGAAAAGGCGTTGTTCCTGGGCACAATGGCGCGCGATGTTCTCCGCGTTTCAAGCGGTCGCGCCGAGCCCACGGACAGAGACAGCTTTCGGTTCAAGCGCATTGAGTTGCCCGGTTCTCTGATATACGACCTCTTTCGGGAGTATTATACCATGCAGCTCAAGACGATCCACTTGGAGTTTGAGAAACGCCTCATGCTTAACAAGTCCATGTACGAAAACAATCTTCCCGGACTTATTCAGCAGTATGCACCCACTGTATTTGCTGAACGTGTTCTCGAGGAAGGGTTCCGCAAGGGATTCAAGGGGAACTGGGGCGCCACTGCACACACAAAACGGATCGGTGTAGTCCAAGACCTCAATTACCTGTCGCATCCATCCATGATCAGCCATTTGCGCAAAACGAACCTGCCCCTCGACGCCAGTGTCAAGGTCGTGGGTCCGCGCGTTCTCCACGGAAGCCAGTGGGGGTACTTTGATCCCATTGATACGCCCGATGGCGGAAACATTGGACTGCATAAACACCTCAGCATCTGCACATACATTTCCAGATCAGTGGACCGCGATTCCATGACCAAGTGGGTTCTCGAGAATACGGAAGTAGAACCCATAGAGTCTTTTGAATTAGAAAACATGTATGCCTTTACCAAGGTATTTGTCAATGGCTATTGGCTGGGTATGGTGAGAGAACCAATGCCTCTCGTGGAAAAGTTCCGCCTTTTCCGCCGAAATGGACTGTTACCGACATACGTAAGTATCGGGTTTGATATGCGCGCCAAGACGGTATATATATACTGTGATGCAGGTCGTGTGTGCCGCCCATTGTTTTACCAGGACGGTGATGAGATGTCATTCGAGCGAAAGGGCATTGCAGACAAACTGGCGGGAGAGGTGTCATGGACCGACCTATTGGTCGGCTTCAACAAGCGCAAAGACGGGTTCGCGGTTCGCGACTACGGGTTTTACAAGCTGTCCGAACTGTACGGAACGGGCAGCGAGGAAAATCCCAACAAACTCCAGCGATTCTTGGACGACAAGGCCGTCATTGACTACGTTGACAACAACGAGTGCGAGGGAGCACTCATTGCCCTTGATGAGGAACAGCGCAAAAAGGGTGACAAGAAATACACACACATGGAGATCCACCCGTCCACCATTATGGGCGTGATGGGCAGCATGATTCCCTACCCCGAAAACAACCCTGCGTCTCGTAACTCGTTCTCGTGCGGTCAAAGCAAACAAGCCACGTCTATTTATCACACAAACTACCAGATGCGCATGGACAAGAGCGCCATCGTTCTCAACAATGGTCAGGTGCCCCTTGTGAAGACCAGGTATCTCAAACATATTAATAACGAAGAAAACGTATACGGCGAGAACGCCATTGTGGCAATCATGACGTACACATCCTTCAATGTCGAGGACGCCATTCTCATCAACGAGGGCGCGCTCGATCGCGGCTTGTTCCGCACTACGTATTTTACCACATATGAGGCCCATGAAGAGCACGAACATAATGGAGACAGCACTACCCTCAAGGCGTTTGGGCCCATTGCATCCGATGCATCGGTGCGCGGCACCAAGCCAGGGTTTGACTATACCAAGCTCGACGAATCTGGGCTCATTCGTGAGGGATCGTTGGTAAACGAGGAGACTGCACTGATTGGTGCCACCACATCCGTGTCGAACATTCCGGGCAAGCGCGATGCCTCCAAGATGCCGAAGAAGGGGCAGCTGGGTGTAGTCGACCGTGCGTTCATCACTGAAGGAGAGGAAGGAAAACGCATCGCCAAGGTGCGCGTGCGTGAGGTACGCATCCCCAATCTGGGTGACAAGTTCGCCAGCCGCGCCGGCCAAAAGGGAACGGTGGGTTTGGTGATCCCCGAGTGCGACATGCCATTCACGCAAGACGGTATCCGACCCGATATTATCGTCAACCCCCACGCCATTCCTTCGCGCATGACCATTGGGCATTTGGTCGAGGCGATCATGGGTAAGGCGGGAGCCACCATGGGTGGCTTCGCCGACGGCACTGCATTCATCAATAAGGGGTCCAAGGTGGAAGTGTTTGGGCACGTCCTCCAGCATCACGGTTTCCATCCGAGCGGAAACGAGATCATGTACAACGGTATGACCGGTGAACAAATCGAGGCGGCCGTATTCACTGGCCCGACATACTACATGCGCCTCAAGCACATGGTGAAAGACAAGATTAACTATCGCGGACGCGGGCCTCGCAACGTCCTCACGCGACAGACGGTTGCTGGGCGCGCCAATGACGGCGGTCTCCGTATTGGTGAGATGGAACGCGACGGTCTATTGTCTCATGGTATGTCGGCATTTGTGTTTGACTCCATGATGGAACGCGGCGACAGATACAAGATTGCAGTGTGCAACAAAACTGGTGCCATGGCCATATACAACGAGGAGAAGGACCTGTTCTTCAGCCCTATGGCCGACGGACCGGTGACCTTCAACGGGTCCCTTGAAAACGACAACATGCGCATGAACGTCATCAGTCGATTCGGACGCGATTTCAGTATTGTGGAGGTTCCGTATACATTCAAGCTTATGATGCAGGAGCTCATGGCGATGAATGTACAGCTGCGCATTATCACCGACGCAAATATCGAGCACATCAACAGCATGAAGGCATCCGACAACTTTGCACGCATGACCCACCAGGACGCCAGTGACGAACGCGCTCTTGGCGTAGCACACTTGATTTCGACGCGCGAGGTCATGGACAACGCGAAACCCATGCCCAAGATCGAGTGGCTTGACAAAATCGCGGTGGGCGACAAGGTCAGTGTTGCCACGGACAAGGAAGGACGTCAGTGGACCATCAAGGCACTCAACCCGCTCATTGCGGTGGTAGAGACCGGACCAGACGCAAACGGTCAGTATGACACCCGTGATGTCAAGAGAAGCGAACTTCGTGAGTATACCACACCACCATCTGATGATACGTATAAGGAAGGAGACGTGGTGTACTTGAAGGGAGACGCCATCCCCGACCGCGAATGGGTGGTCAAAACGACCGAGGACGAGGACGTGATTATTGAGGCAAGGGATCCCACCGGCCTCGACAATCCTATTGTCATTGCAAAACAAGAGGATGTTCTCAGAGAAGAACCGCCCTTCAGCTTTGGTACTCCCGAACCGATCCCCAGTGCCGAGCAGGTGTCTCCCGACACAGACAGTCCCGTGTACGCACCCGATATAAACCCCGTACTCGAACCCACGATCGCGGCCCAACCAGAGCCCAAATACGTGGCACCACCACACGATTTCAAGGTGGGCGAAACCGTGAATTTCCGCGGGGATTTCAAAACCGGACGCACGTGGACCATCACAAAGTCGGGCCCCAAGTTTTTAACAATCTTCACCTCAGATCGGGCCGGTCTTGCGGTAGGCGACGAAACCCGCATTGTTACTCCACTCGACGTGTCCCGACCCGGCGACTTTCCCATGGCGGATCGTCCCATCACGGTAGCGCCTATGGAGGAAATTCGTGTTGAGCCCCCGAAAATTGCAATGAATGTTCCAGTAATGACCGCACCCGTTGCAGCGCCGGCAGCGGCCCCACCAACCGTGCAGTTTGGGTCGGCTCCTATCATCGTTCGCGAACCAACCTTTGAAAAGATCGTGATGGATGCACCTGAGTCAATGATCATGGACGAACCTGAGGAGGATCCCCCTATGCCCGAGGAGCCCCGCACCAGCGACCTCGATTTCTCCAAGATTGTAATTAAGAAGACGGAATAAAATTGAACAAGGTATAAAATTCATGTTATAGTATATACACCATGAATACAAGCAGCGATCGCATTGCCTCTATCTACAAGTCACGCACAACCATCACCACGCTACTGGACGACCAAGGGTACGACATGTCCAATTACGCGTCGGTCAGCGTTGGTGAAATAGACGCAATGACCAATAATCAACAACTCGACATGTATGTACATGCCGAGGACGGCCGCAAGGCCTACGTGAAGTATTTTATCTACAATAAGGCGCTGCGGGCGCAGAACATCGAAGACCTGGTGGTGCAACTTTACGAGGTCGAGGGAAAACTGGATAAGAGCGACATGCTGGTGGTGATCGCCGATGACTCGCCCACGGACAACGTGACAAATGCAATCAAGTACCTGTTTGACAACAAGGGCATTTTCGTGGTTCTGTTTAGCATGAAGAGTCTTCAGTTTGTCGTCACGCATCACGTACTGGTGCCACCGGGAAGAATTATGGACGCCGCCGAGGTGGATGAGCTTAAGAAACGCTACAATATTTCCACACTTCAGCAATTGCCCGAGGTATCGCGGTTTGATCCGCAGTCCCAGGCGCTCGGGCTTCGTCCGGGCGAGGTATGCGAATACACCCGCAAGAGCAAGACATCTGGGTCCGCCCTCTACTACCGCGTATGTGTATAAACGCGAACCGTACATGATTCTTTTTCTCGCGGTTAAAATCGCGACATAAGATATATGAACCGCGAAAACAGTGTAAAACCATTTATTCCACATAGCTTTGCATACAAATCAGCTGAGAGCCAAGGAACCTTCAACGCGTCGCGATGCCTGAACATTGGTAATCCGAGCCGCCAGCCCATTGCGGGAATGACCGCGAAGGAACTCGAAGATTACCGCATCCAAAGCCTGTGCGAAAACCGCAAAAAAGCGCTGGAGTACGCACAGATGAGCGGAAGAGACACCCTGTCTGCGCAGACGAGCGAGGACGCCCAAAAACGCTACAATGAAGAGGTGGCGACAGCGGTGAACTTGACACTGGGTTCTTTAGTTCTTCTTGGGTTTGTCGTACAACGCATCTATCGATCATAGACTTTTTGTGATAGTAGTGTATACGCATGGCAGACACATTAGAAACGATTGGTGCCACGATATTTTTTACGGGTTTCGTAGTGGTGTTCATTCTGGGAATCTTTGTTTTCCCCAAGAAGAAGATAGAGGGAGTTACTAATATCGATGAACGTGCACGTCTTTACCGAAAATGCATTGACGAAAATCCAGGAGAAGATGGAAAGAAACTGTGCGACGAAAAGATCCGATTGGTAGACAAAGACGCATACAAGGGCGACAATAGAAAGTATAATAACGCACTCGAATGGGGACGCGTGCGTGCCGAAAACCCTCGTGATACGGACCTGCACTACGCATATTTTAGAGAGCATAACAAACTCACGGAACAAAACAAGAAACTCAATGCTCTAAGAGACGAGATCAAACAAAGCACCCATGAAATCGTTTCGGATCAATCCATACAAGAGGAACATCGTATGATCCAGCGCCGTACTATGTACACGCAGCTGTTTTTTGTCACTGCGGCTTCGACACTTACCTACTATCTGTTTGTTGGAATGTAACTATTTCATCCCGTATTGTATACGAGATGGATCTAATAAAAATGTTTAAAGGGCGCGTCAACGTGTCGTCGTCGGGGTACCTGCATAAGAACACGCCTGAAAATGTGTTGAACGGCAATGGTTACTGGGCAACGAACCGCAATTACACATATCCTGGGAGCGACGCAAACGCATACATGGGAAGCACACGCACGCTCGACATTGGCGGAGAGTTTATCGACATTGCATTTCCCGAACCCGTATTTCTGGAGAAAATTGCCATACGGGCAGAAGATAACGCGTATTTGCCTGGCACCATGTCTTTGTTTGGTATGGACGACACTTCCCAATGGACATACTTGCGTTCTATTGCAGTGGGTGAAACCATCCTGTATGCCATGAAAAGATACACAAGGTATCGTATTGTCATTACTGACGTGTTTCAGGGCGACTATGCGCGAATTGACAAGATAGACATGGCGGGACGCACCAGTATTGTATCTGACGTCACGGGAGATAATCATGCGGAGCACTTTACCACCATGACGGCACAATATCCTTCGTGGATCATTCCGGCAGCTTTAGGAGCATTATTTGCGTGGTCCGCGCCACGCGTTGCAATGCGGCGTTAATTATATCCAATAATCTTATTGGATATGAGCGAATTTTATTCCCAGGACAAACAAGACGAATTATTAGAACGATTTGTGTTTGGTGGATTCAAAAACGGGTTTTTTGTTGACGTCGGGGCTCATGACGGAAAAACGATGAGTAATACCTTATACTTTGAAGAACAAAACGGATGGACCGGCATTAACATAGAGCCCCTCGAAGAGCCATACAAGCAGCTTTTAATCAACCGTCCCAATTGCATCAACATACAGTGTGCTATCTGCGAAACCGATGGAGAGGAAGAATTTACGTCTTGTAGCGGGTATACTGAAATGCTCTCGGGTCTTACGCGATTATACGACGAAAGACACATGTTTCGCATTCAGTTCGAGAACGAGGAATTTGGAGGCGAGATATCATTAGCCTCCACGAAAACGATGCGTCTTGATACAATCTTTCGCGAACATAATGTCACGCGTATACATTACCTGACAATTGACATAGAAGGCGCCGAATTTGAAGCAATCAAGTCAATCAACTTTGATGAAGTCATGATCGATGTAATCAGTTTTGAAGATAATTACGGTGACAGCAGTATTCCTATTGGCGAGTATATTCTTAGCAAGGGGTTTAAGCAAATAAGCAATGAGCGTCATAAGTTGGACATTTTCATGATCAACACAAAATCGCCATTTTACACAAAATTAATGGAGAACGTGGACGTTGAAGACGAAGAACTCGATGTGTCACTTTTAGAAAACGTGTTTATAGAAGAGCCCACGGAAGAGCCCAAGGAAGAAAAAGCTCCATAAGTATTATAGATGGAAGACAAAAAAGAATGCGGGTGCGAGGGGTTCCAAAACCGCAAGCGCAATCTGTTGGAGAACTTTGAGATTGGAAAATATGCCGAAATTCAAGACTTATTGAAAACCCATAACGAGAAATACGATAGCATTATGGACGTGGAAAAAACGTCGGAGTTCACAAAAACCTTTTATTTTAAGCGTGCCGATGACTACGCCAATGTAATCGCAAAACGATACATGGCCAATCGTATTATGAAAAACATTGACGACGAGACCACTTATTACGTGACCAAGATCAACCGCGACCAGCACGATTATGTTGTCAGTCGCGGCGACAGCAATTTATACATCACTCCGCTCAAACCAGTCAACAGGAACGAAAAAGACCGCAACATGCGCCTCAACAAGGTAAAATTTGCGGTTATGGACGAGGGGTATGATGAAAATACCGACTACTTCCGCGTAAAATCCGCGACGCATGTACTCAATCACCGCATTGTGGGGAACCACATTGTGTTCGAGGACATGCAAACGGGCATTGACAAGGTGGAAATTGTGTTTGAGCATATGAAACGTTCGCACAAACCCGTGTACTACGATGGAAAGAATGATGGTCTGTTCCTCAATCGAAAGCCCGAACGACTGGCCGATGCCATGACGGAAGACGCCACGAAGATGCAGACGCAAACCACGAGTCTGATGTCGATCGGTCTTCTGACCCTGGCCACCACTGCGGTCGGATATATGGTGTTTTCTCGCAGAAAGTAATCGTACGATGATGACAAAATCTCTCATTATCATATAAATGACCACCGTGGCCAATGTACTTACGCATCAAGACGAGGTAATTTCAATCCTCGACAAGGAAATAAATGTACTGACCCAGAAAAAGAACGAGATTGACGGCGTGATCTACGGACAGAAACGCTCGATGGATCTCTACGAAAGCAACCGAAAGAAGCAGGAACACTACATCAAGATCACTTTATACTTCATTGCGTTCTTCACGTCGATGATCGTGATTCAGTATCTGCGCAAACAATTACTCATTGTCCCGGGTTTCGTATTTGATCTTTTAGTCATCGCCGCCATTGTGATCCCGGGCTTTGCCATATACTTTGCTCTATTGGACGCCCGCCGTCGCGACAACATGGACTTTACCAAAGTGGGGGTGCCGCCTCCCAAGGGCGAGCGTGACCAAGCCGGACAGGTTACTGGTGCCGGAAGCATGTTCGACCTCGGAAAATTATGCGTCGGCGAATACTGCTGCTCGGATAATACCATGTGGCACGGCCCGCATGGCAAGTGTATCACACGCAGCGATGCCGAGCAGCTGGGCATTGACTTTATGAGCAAAAAGGAAAAGGAAGACGCGGAAGCCGCTGAAAAGGAGGCCAGTGCATAGGTATAATATGCGGATATACCGACATACTGACACAAAGATGAGCATATTTAGAAACATATCCAAAAGGATTTGGATATATTTTGTAAGTATCAGTATATGACACGTTTGTTGGCATTGCTCGCTTTTTTCGCGTCCGCGTTTGCGGATTCCGCTTCTCGCTTTGAGGAGTGGGCACAGCGCTTTGATATGCGCTTTGAAGATGGTAAACACAGAAACCATGTGTTCGCCAACTGGATTAGCAACGACCGGTTTATTGAAGAAACCAATGCTAAGAACCTTACCTATACCCTTGCCCATAACCAGCTGTCGGGCATGAACCGAGAAGAGTACAGTGCGTTCATTGCGCGCAGCGGAAAGTACGAATCCAAGATTGACGCTATCAAGTGCGTCAAGGCATGCTTAGACGAGGACGCGTCCAATATGGACAAGTTCAAGTGCGTCAAGGCCTGCAAGCCGGAGGACAACGAAGAGGACGTGAGCGTGGAGGCTGCAAGCTCTATCGACTGGCGCACCAAAGGTGCTGTGACTGACGTGAAGGACCAAGGTCAGTGCGGATCATGCTGGTCGTTTTCCACCACCGGCGCGCTTGAGGGTGCTTATGCGATCAAAAACGGAAAACTGGTCGCTTTCTCCGAACAACAGTTGGTTGACTGCGACAAGCTTGGCAACGGTGGTCGCGACCACGGATGCAATGGCGGCATCATGGACAACGCCTTCGACTGGATCGGCAAGAATAACGGTCTCTGTACCGAATCCGACTACCCTTACTTCTCGGGTACCACTAAGGACCGAGGAGACTGCCAGACCAGCTGCACCAACGTGAAGGGATCGGATATCCAGAGCCACACCGACGTTGCCCCCAGCAGCGACAGCGCCATGATGTCTGCCCTCACCAAGCAGCCCGCCGCCATCGCCATAGAGGCCGACCAGCGCGCCTTCCAGATGTACTCGAGCGGTGTGTTCACCGGTGCTTGCGGCACTAACCTCGACCACGGTGTGCTTGCGGTGGGATATGGTTCCGACAGTGATGGTGACTATTACATCGTCAAGAACTCCTGGAGCGCATCCTGGGGCGACAAGGGGTACATCCGCCTCGGACGCGGATCTCAGTACAACAACGGCGACGGGCAGTGCGGTATGCTTTTGATGGCCAGCTACCCCAACCTGTAAGTTCGCTACCTAACGTTTATTATTGCGGTGTTATGAGCAAACCCGCATGTAACAAACTGTGTATAAAATCATATCCATGAAACCTTACAAATATGTTCTGTCGTATACCAGAATCATTAGAAGATGCTTGTATTTATGTTCGAAATAACATAAGGTTGTCTTCATGTATATCGTAATACATGAAGATGAAGGTCGCACTAATCACCGGAATTACTGGCCAGGACGGGTCATATCTTGCCGAACTCCTGCTGGAAAAGGGATACTATGTATGGGGCATTATTCGTCGGTGCTCAAGCATTCACACCGAGCGTATAGACCATCTCTACGATAATGACCACCTGATGTTGCGCTACGGAGACCTCACGGATTCTACGAATTTATCAAGTATACTGCGAGAAATTAACGAACATGCTCACAAACTCCTACATGACGCAGGAGATCATGAGGTTGACTACCGTCTTGAAGTGTACAATTTAGGGGCCATGAGCCACGTCAAGGTAAGTTTCGAAATGCCCGAGTACACGGGTCAGGTTGACGGCATCGGCACCCTCAAACTGCTCGACGCCATTCGTGCAAGCGGTCTCATGGGGCGCACGCGATTCTACCAGGCATCCACATCCGAGTTGTACGGAAAGGTGCAAGAGGTACCTCAGAAGGAAACCACCCCATTTTATCCCCGTTCGCCCTATGGAGTAGCCAAACTATACAGCTACTGGATCACCAAGAACTATCGCGAATCATATGACATGTTTGCATGCAACGGCATATTGTTCAACCATGAGAGCGAACGACGCGGTCCGACCTTTGTTACTCGAAAAATCACCTTGGGACTCGGGGCAATCGTCAATGGCACTGCAGACAGACTGGTACTCGGAAATTTAGACGCCAAGCGTGACTGGGGGTTTGCCGGTGATTTTGTAGAGGGCATGTGGCGCATGCTTCAGCAAGAAACCCCACAGGATTACGTATTGTCAACCAACGAATACCATAGCGTCCGCGAGTTCGTAGAAAAAGCATTTGCACTGAAGGGATTTTCCATCAAGTGGCGCGGTGAGGGCATTGATGAAGTAGGGTACGACGAGAATACCGGTAGGGAGCTCATTTTTGTGTCCGAAAAGTATTTTCGGCCAGCAGAAGTCGAAGAGCTGCTGGGCGACTCCACCAAGGCTCGCACGGAACTCGGTTGGGAACCCAAAGTGTCCTTTGATGACCTGGTAAAAAGGATGGTGGATAAAGACTGTAAGTAATTATATCACGGTATAATAATATGGGAATTGGTCAAGAATATGCTAAGAGAGGAGGACGATTTTACCTTTTAAACCGAGATAGAAGATCATTTTATGATCATAGAAATAAAGCATATGGACTGGGTTGGGATCTGGCATCCCTACAAGGTCGTCCTCAGTATCATCGAATCAAAAATGCGTTTTATACATGGACATTATGGGTAAAACCAGGGACCCCTTATCAACCGGAAGCGATATTTGGTAGCGATTGGCATGCCAAAACCGAGCGCGAGTGTTGGGCAAAGGGACCATGGGGACACATTGAAACAAAGTCACACTTTAGATTGAGATGTTCTCAGCCGTTTGAGGGCTTATACGAAAAGTTCATTGAACCGGGAGACCCAAATTTGATAAAACCTTATCAAGAGGTCATCAAAAAGCTGAAAATAGAGAGGGAACGAAACGTCGACTTGTCCAAAAAACTCAACCGTACACCCTACAAGTTTGACTCGCGCACCATCGAAATGGTTCCGGACGTCTTTGCCGATACCGTAGAAGGATTCACCGCAGACAATATTGTGCAGGCGCTCGATATGACCGATAAGGAACTCTCCAAGGTCAACGGAGCAATTGTCGAAAACACGCGACGCGCGGAACCCATCTTTGACGTGCTGAAGAGTTACAAAGCAATCAATGCGGAAGCTGAGAAAAACACAGAGGAGGTTAAAAAGGACAAGTCCCAGTGGGAAACGGAACACATTAATCAGCTTCAGAACGAGGTAATGCAAATTAATGGCCAGAATGAGCAGATGGAAAAGCTTATCAAAGAGGCGGGAGTTGTGGATCCCACAGTAGAACGCAATCGGGAGTACTTCATCAGCGATTATCAGACACTTCACTACATGAACCGTTACGTTCTCATTTGGATCTACTTTGCACTGGCGGCAATATTGTCCTATGTAATGTTTGCATCGGCGCCATTCAGTGCGGTGCGCATTGCGTTGTTTTCCATATTCCTGGTAGTATTCCCCTTTATCATATATCCATTGGAATTATTTGTCATGCATGTATATCGCGGCACATACAACCTTGTCATGCGCAGTCCATACAGCAACGAGTAAAAAGTCTAATGATATAATAACTATGCCGTTAGATTTACACGACGATTATTTGAGGTTCTTAGGAACAATTTCGGACGCCGAGGCGCGCGCGATGCGATCCGGGATCCAGCGTGAAAATTACGAAAGGGCAAAGGCTGCACTGGAAAAACTCAAAAACGAAAACAAAGAATTGTATGACCAACTGTATGTCAAGTATGGTGATCGAAAATCCGGGGTTCTCCAGGAAGTGAACGAGACGTCAAAAAAGATTTTAGATGGGTACGACAAAAACGAGTCCATTGTCAAGGAATACAATGCAACCGACGCAAATATGACCAAGCTCCTAAGCACTGAGCTTCCCGTCACCGTGGATGACAACGACGCGGTTCACGAAGGGCTGGAAATGCGGTCAAATACATTGCGTATGAAGATGATCGAAATCATGGACATTGAAAACGAAACAGACTCACTTGAGCACGAGATCCTCAAGAACCACCAGAAAAACGTTACCGAAGTGCGCGACGCAGAACTGCGCCAGGAGCCAACGAGTGACTACAAACGTATGAACGACCGACTCTACTATGTGTATTATGGGATTCTGATAGCATTTATCGTCGTAATGGTGACAGCAGAGTTTAGCATTACGCGAAAATTGGTATACATTGCATTGGCGGTGTTATTTCCATGGTTCGCGATTTACGTAGAGACCATTCTGTACAATTGGTATCGCGTTGTATCGGCCACCCTTCACGGCGTGCCTTACGACACTCACTTACAGTAAAAAGAATCACAACAATGATCATTGGTGTGATATACCGTTTCGCTTATCCTACTCTTCCTCCAGGAATGCCACTTCCTCGTCGCCCGCTATGTCTTCATCCTCGTCTTCACTTTCAGTATCATTCCCGTAGATGATTCGTATGTTACGCCACACAGATCCCTTTGGTCGCCCAAACTCCTTCGCAAAGTAGTCGTATAGATCGCGCGCGGTCGGTCCGCCGCGGCCATACGTCGCCGTATGCCATGTGCTGAATTCGCTTGATAGATCGGATTTGGTTACCTTGAATCCAGGATCGTCGGTGCGACGGACCTTGTCTCGGATGAACTCGAGGATCGAATCTTGGCTTGACCGATACTCGTTTGACCGCCCCAACACGTCCGCACATTCCTGGACATCGCCGTGCGTGCTCATTGCGCGCTTCACCAACATCGCCGCGAACACCTCCTTCCATCGCAAGAATTTGTTTGTCATCTCGCGGTCCACCTTATACTGGTAAGGTTTATCAGGATCGCCCGACACTGGATGATCCGTAAAGAGCGATTTGAAGTCAACCACTGCAATGCGTCGCCAGGTACCATTGTCTGTCGCATTGATCTTCATCAGGTAGTTGGTCGCCACCACCAATTTGAACTGTGCTTTGAACGTCACTGGGTCGCTCGCATATAGCGCTCTGCCGCTGATTGGGTCATTCGCGCTGGTGAGCTGCTTGAATACGCCCTCGTTTAGCACATCGTCCTTTGACGGCTCCTGAATCACCGCAAAGCGTTTGCCCTGCAATCCCACAATTTCCGGTGCCGTGCCGCCTACTTTGGCGCGGCGGTCAATAATCAGAGAGGATGGCACGTCCGCCTTGTATTCGCCGAGCACCATGGTCATTAGTTCAATAAGTGCCGACTTGCCGTTCGCCCCCACCCCAATATAGAAGTGCGCGTTCTGACGTTTGTTGTGTCCTGTCATTGTGCTTGCCAGATGGTCCCACATGTACTCTCGTAGCGATTCTTCGGGGAACAGTTTGGTGATGAAATCGTTAACCTCGCTCACCAACTCGTTGTGTTGGGGTCCGAGTTCGCTGTAATTAAGGCCCGTGGACAGCGATAGATAGTCGTCCGGACGGCCCGCACGGAAACATCCCGCCGCAAAGTCAACCACGCCGTTTTCAAAGGCAATAATATCCTTGTTGGTATCCAGCTTGTTCACAAAATCCTGGTCGTAAAACAGGCAACGCGCTTCCTTCATGATGTTTTCCTTTTGCTTGGTGGTTCCCAGCAGATTGACAATCTTGACAAGACGCTTGAGCATTGCCCGAGCCTTGGCCTGCTCTTCGTCGCCTTCCTGTGTGGGTACCAGCGGGCGCCCCTTTTGCTGCTGAATGTTGATGCGATTCATGAACATCCGCTTGATGTCTGTAATTCGCTTGCGCAGGCTCTGGCCCGCGTCGTCGCGACGCCAGCGCCCATTGCAGTATTTATACCAGCTGTTTTTCGATACTGAGACACAAACGTACTCGTTCTTGAAGCTCTGATAGAGCAGCTCAGCATAGATGTCCTCCCCAACATTTTCGTTATCCTGACTAATCGTACGGCCGCCCGTGGCACCGTATATCACTTGATCCACATAGAAGTCGAGTGTGTCTGTGTAAATTTCCTTATATTTTTCGGGATTCGATTCACGCACCCAATACATGATCGATCGAAACGACAATGGGGCGTCCATCGTATGCACGCGCCCGATCGCATCATCCCAGCGCGCAACGAGTTCAGGGATACAGGTGTACCGAAATCCGGTGGCCTGGGCACTGAATCGAATCCAAACAAACAGTAGCCGCTCACGCTGCCTTACCAGATCGTCGGGTACTGTGATGCTGTTTGCGAGAGCCCAACAAACACGGATCCACCGGTTGTAGGATCCGCTTTCGTAGTACTCCGGACCAAGGGCCATTACGTAGTTGTACACCTCCCTGACGTTGCGATCTGGACCACGGTCGCCGAGGGATTCGACAAACATGTCCTCCGCAATCTTGAGTGACGCGTCGTCCACGATCCTTGATATGATCTCGCGATTGCTGCCATCAAAGGCTACCCCGGCCGCTGTGCGCGGGCTTCCCGGCGACACTCTGCCAGTGGTCTTATTCTTGAACTCCTCGTACTTCGGCATGAATGTAGAACGAAGGAATAGAGCCGGGTGTATCGTACAGCGTGCAGATAGGCGGTAGAGATTGTCAATGTCCGTGACATCAAACGCCTCGACATCCATCTCGTCCATTCCGATCTCACCATCGGTCGTATCATAGGTTACGTCGTATATGCGGTACAGTTTATATGGCTTATGTTGCGGTTTTGTCGACCCAAAGAGCTGCCAGTTGACATGTCCTGCAGTAACCCCGTCGTCATACACGTCGTCAATGGAGTTGGTAAGCGGTAGCTTCTCAAACGTGTCACTCATCGTCTTGAGCATTTCGTTACGGAGCATCTGCTGCATCACGCGATTCGCCTTGAGACCAATGATAATATGAATTCCGTCCTTCGTTATCTGTTTGTCCTTTACACAGTTGACCGCGTCCTTCTGTAGCACAAACACCTGAAACCGCGTACCATCGTCCATTTGGTATGCATTCTTCAAGAAATCGAGGACATCCGTCAGGAAGGATTCGACATGTTCTTGTGTATGCTGCCGCACTTTCACAGAGAAATCGTAACGAAAGTCCAAGTCAATGAGAAACGGACCGTCGTCATGCAACTGCTTTTCTGTATAGTATTCTTTCTTCCCCGGTTTTAAAATATCACGAGCATAAAGCCTAAGGAATTTTTTATATTCTTCATCTGATGGTATTGATAGTGTGCGACCTAAAATAGACGACTCCTTTGAGCCAATTCGGGTATTCGTCTTTTTCGCCGCATCCACCTTGTCGTTACGGGTGACGCTAACGGACCTAACAAAGTCTATAAATTTCAATTCTGAATCGTCGGGACTGCTCATGTTCCCAGATAGAGTATGTATACATAATCCTGATATCCAGAATCAATTTTTGTTACGCATTATGTTTGTCCGAACATCGTTTTTCTCATGTTTGTGACTGTACTGAAAATTGAATCACCAAATGCACTTTTTTGTGCAGTAATTATAAGATGCGATTCTGCAAAAACTGCGACAATATGCTGTATCTCGGCGTGGGACGCGAAAACAACAACGAAGTCAAACACTATTGTCGTTGTTGCGGGCACTCGGAGAACAGTGGGGAAATTTGCGTAATCAATATGGACACGGCCACCCAGAGCAAAATACCCATCAATGAATATACCAAGCATGATCCCACACTGCCTCATTTGCATGACATGCTATGTGTCAATCCAGAATGTGCTTCTCATAGCACCGAGCCAAAGGACGTGATTTATATGCGATACAACGAAAGCGGAATGGAGTACGTATACATGTGTTGTGTATGTGACAGTACATGGACCACCAACAAACGGGGATAATGTTTAGAGCGCGATAGGAATAGAAAATTGATCCTTTTTCTTAATCTCTTATTAATGTAAACGAAATGGCTGACCTGAACGATTTTGACGACAAACTTCAAGATGATGACAACAAAGTGGACGTCTCGGACGACGAAAAAAGCGTGGACAATAACGACGACAGTGTGGTGGACGAAAATGAAAGCATGGCTGACGACGAAGATGTAGACGACATGTTCGACATGGAAGATGAGCAACCGGATGAAATCGTAGCGGATGTTGAAAAGACACAAACCAACACCGACATGCTGGGTCTTGGCGACTCTGACGTATCCGACGACGAATACGACGGATATGAAAAGTTTGATGATCAAGACAAAAAAGACATTATCCAAAACCACTATCCTGAACTGGTCCAACACAACTACCAAGAAGTGGAAAAGATGCTCGACATCACCCGCGACGACGCCGGTGTGATCCGCGACCCATTCCACCGCACTATCCCATTTGTCACCCGATATGAACGCGCACGAGTATTGGGCGAGCGCACAAAACAACTCGACGGAGGCGCGCATCCGATGATTCCTATCGAACCCAACGTCATTGATAGTTACACGATTGCCCTGAAAGAATATGAACAAAAGAAGATCCCATTCATCATAAAGCGACCGCTACCAAATGGCGCTTGCGAGTACTGGCGCTTGCGAGATCTGGAACATATTTAACTGTCTCATACGATACTGATTATCGTATGATTTTTTACGCGTCTTGTGCAACAGGTGCAGGTTCAGACACGGGCATATCTTCAGACACGGGATCTTCCTTAATGAAATATTTGTGAATGGCGTTGGTTAGGGACGTTCTCTTGACCACATCATCCACGTCGATTTTTCGCATATACTTCATTGGGTTTTCTACTACGTCTTTAATCGTGTGCATATCAACACCTGGATGTCCATTCAATGGTATGGTCATACCCGGCAGATATTGCTCGATGCGAGTGCATCCATAATAGAGAGGAATACAATGATGTAGCAAGGGATCAATAACTTTTTCCGAGAAATATGCCGGAAACGAACTATTTTCGGCCGCAATGGTGAACCAGTAGTCATTGAACACCTCAATTGGCTTATTGAACTTCCCTTTGAGACGACTGTCATTAGCACCCCGGTCCAGCAGATTTTGTGCTCCATGACCGTATATATCAATTGGCAAATTAGACTGTAAAATAAGGTATAGTAACTGGTTGCGATAGATATGACCAGGCATAAACGATTTCGTTGACAAAGCAATGGACATTAATTTTGGTTTTTCCATATTAATCTCTTTAGGAATGTGACAATGAGGTAGGTATGCATTGTCTTCTACAAATTCATGCGGAAGACCACGGGAGTCACCGACCAAATACGCCGCAACCTTGTAATGAACATAATGAACAAACCCCGGCGTCATTCCCAACATAGTAGGAGGCTCCTGTGCAACCCCAATGACATTCTCTTTTGGAACATTTACCTGGACCCCCGCACAATTAAACAAAATAACGTGGGTGTAATCGTTACCTTCGGTGAATCTATACTTTACATTATACGCAGGGTCCCTTTCAAATCCATAACTCTGTTCGAGCTCACGCCATACGCTGCTTTGGCAATAGGTTGAAAATATACGAATAATAATCATCGTACATACATTCCAATGAAACTCTTTATTAGCGTTCAACATATACATCTTTAAGGACGCATTTTACCAGCTTTTCTCGTTTGGTTTCACATTCGCCTGACTCGTCCGCCAATGTTTCAGACATTATTTTCAGATACACGTCATTGTCCGAGGTATCACATTCAAGTGCTTTGGGATGCGTTTTTTCCCATTCCGCCACATTCTCGTAATTCTTTTCCTCGACGGCCTTGATGATGCGCTTCAATTCCGTCTTTTCATCCGAGTCTTTCTCCCATTTATTGCCATGTTTGATATAAAGCGTCTCGTTAGTGAGATCAGTGCAATGCAATGGTCTTGTATACAAGTCCATTCTTCCAAAGGAATTATACAGTATTGAGCGGATCCCGTCAACATAGCCCACATGACCAATATGCTCGAGATCTTTTATACTTATACTTAGATTCTGCAGAAAGCTCTGTATGGGAATTGCGTTCTTGCACTGCTCGTTGAGAAAAATATTGGTGTTCACGGTATTATTCACCACGTTATTAACGACATTAACATACGAATACGGTTTGTCTATTATCATGCTATCAATCTGTTTCTGCTGTTTTTTCAGCATGTCCATGAGATCGTCATTTGTTACTGCGGGTGTCACTTTGCACTTCTTCTTATGATACCAGAGACCATTTCTTGATCTGAATAAACGCCCGCAATCACATTTAAATGTTTTTGGAGTGTCTTCGTCATCTGATTCGGTACCTGTATTTGGTTCACCGCCTGAGTCATCATCTGACGATGATGCGATTTTACTTATAGCATTATTGATATGCTTTGATGTCTTAAGATGCGCTCGAAAATTGCTCGCTTTTGTACATTTAAAATTGCAAAGTTCACAATCATATTTTTTCTGTTTGTTGTTTCGACCCATGTTATACATACATGAGATATCTCTATTCGTATAATTACGAAAAATATCCTACTGTCGGTAAAAACACATGTGATATGCTGCGATATATTGTATGTAATTGAAATTTATCGTCAGACAGATTTTTTCCAAAAATGTCCTATTTAAAAGCGACAATGCTAAATGTTTTCTGAATTACAAAGTTTATTTTGAGCAACATTTCGGCATTTTTTCGTGACGCTGAGGTTTTTCTCATAATATTTTTTGTAGTGTCGAACAAATGTTCTTACTGAACCGTAAGGAGAATTATGACACTGAGGTTTTAAAAGAAAATATTAGTTGTTACTACATCCGCTCGTTATTTTTGCAAATAACAGCTAAAAAACGGGTTTTTTGAGTCAAATCAAAAAAAATGCCGTTTTTGTCACAAAAAAAATCCATGCTAACAAATAAAATCTGTATGAAAAATATTTTCACAGCATATGTGCAGCCAACTATTGAAAAACTGAAAAATCGAAATTTTCGGTTGTCACGAAAACGTCACGAAAAATGCCGAAAAAACACCGAAAAATGAAAAGTGCAATTGACTATGGAAAACATTTCTCAGTAACAAAATGGATTTTTTTGGAATTGCATTGTGAGCATCATGCTCACAACGGTTTTTTTCGTTTTTTACAAACTTGTATTCCTTTTTTATTGATTTTTTTCGGAATTTGGTTGAACAGCCCTTGAAAACCAAAAAGACTTTTTCAAAACGCAAAAAAGTGCTTCTGAGCATGATGCTCACAAATGCATTTTTGATTTTTCCAGTTTGTGACGGTAAAATTTTTGTTTTTGTTTTCCAGAGTCAATTTCTTTTTTCAAATTTCGACGAAGAAAGGGTCGCGAATACGAAAAATGAAAAGTGCAATTGACTGTGGAAAACACGGCAAAAATCGGCTGTGAGCATAATGCTCAGAAATCATTTTTTCGCTGAAATTTTTTGTTACTGAGGATTTGTTTTCCATAGTCAATTGCACTTTTCAAATTTCGACGAAGAAAGGGTCGCGAATACGAAAAATGAAAAGTGCAATTGACTATGGAAAACATTTTTCGTTTTCAGTAAGGATTTTTATGTTGGTATATTTTCCATACAGCAGTTGTCATCACACTGTTATCAAACCACTGAAAATATTTTCGATTGTAAATATGTCTGTAAATCCATTGTGCGTTTAAAATTGCGATTTTCAAGGTAATTTAGCAATGTTGAAACCCGTTTTTGGACCTCCCAAAATGATGCATCAAAAAAACGCATGTGAGCATAAATCCGATCTACCCAAGCACTTTTGTTAGCATTTATGCAGAAAGACATTTTTAACATTGATCTTTTATGATCGGCAACGATTTTTTTATGGCAACGATTTTTTTATGGCAACGATTTTTTTATGGCAACAATATATAAATACAATGACAACATCATATGGACATTATATTCGAACACGTGCATGCTGTGTCCCGGGTGCAGGACCAACTGGACCAGAGGGGGCTGTGGGACCAGAGGGGGCTGTGGGACCAGAGGGGCCTGTGGGACCCGCCGGAGAAACACAAATACAAACAGCTTCTCTTTTTTTTAGCGATTTAACACTTGCTGGATCAGATACATCCTTTTTAGAGTACGACAACACCGTGACAACCGATAATGGAAAACAGCTTTTTATGGACGGGACAACCAGTACTGCGGGTATCACGTTTTCATCTGCAACAATCGGCCCAAATGGAGCATACGTGGAAATGTATTTTCATGGAGACATGGAAGCTGGGAACGCGGGTCAAGACAATTGGATCGTATTTGAACTGGTAGGAAGTGACCAAGTGGTATCCCCTATTGCTCCAAACAGTTTGGTAACCGTTGATATTGATACTCGAAGTGTGCAAAAGGGAGAACTTCTTCATATGGCATTTGGACCTTCGGCGCACCGACTGGTTGACGGCGCAACTGCAACCCAGACCCTTTGTATCGATAAAGCAAGCACTTATCGAGTCCAGGTCCGAACGGGACGTGCATATACATTAACTGAACTGCGATTAGTAATCAAAGTAATCCAGTACTAATCTATCTATGTGACCGGTAATTTCTTACCAGCTGCCCAATATGTGCAATGCGACTATCGTGAGTTGCCTTGCCCAAAACATACCATTTGCGGAATTTTCGCGAAAATTCGCAGAGCATTACATCGCTTTTATGCGTATCAATGTATTTCGTGGCCGATACGTTTTGAAAATCTTCTTCGTCATCACTTTCCTCAATTGCGTCAAGGTCTGCATTTTCCCGTATCGACCGGAAAATCTTGTTAATTTTCACACTGGACTCATAATCTCGTACGCATGCCGATGAAAAATATTCCCGCTTGCCGCCGTCGCCGTATGCATATAAATGGTAGTTATCTGCAGTCGGATCCGCTATTACGACAAATGCCGTTTTGTATCGATACTGTCGTTTTGTATAATCGTGCGCATACTGACATTCATATGTCATACTTTGTATTTGCATCTTGGGCTTACTGGGCATAACCATTTTGGGCACGCTAACCACCAGATGAGGCGTGCGTTTTGTCTGTGCCCGGTATTGGATATGATGAACTGCGTACCCAATAACATTTTTTACGTCCATGGGAATTTGCCCGGTGTACTCATGCCCACACTGCCATGCAAATGGCAAAAAGAAGTGGATCCCATATTTCATAAACATACTCCGACATGTTTCCGCCACACTCGCCATCAGGTACCAACGCTCCCGCATCTGGTAGTTTCGCATCGACATACCGCTATAGTGGAAAATATCCTCAATAACAAAATAACTGTGTTTGTTTTGCTGATTTTGCACGAATGTCCCATATACCATGGTCCCGAGGGCAAGAGGAACATTGTCATGAGGGAGACATATACATCGCCCCAACTTGTGGTCGCGGTTCATGTCAAAAAACAGTGCTACATATTGGTCTTCCTCAAAGGTAAACCAGCACAACCGCTTTTTTCCATAAGGGATTGCCACTGCCATGTCATATACTTGTCCTTCTTTCTTATGATGCATAGTTTCGTAAGAAAGATCATACTTGGGTGCCCGCTTCAAAAATGTATCTACTTCGTGATGTTCTAACTCCATATACACTACATGCACCATGCTTTATGTTAGTTATTGCTGTTACTAAAGTCTCGGTAAGGATTACTCGGTGCCCCCAATGCGTTTGCAAACTCGGCATCTAAATCATCTTCCGGTTCGATTCCTTGAAACTCCTCGTCAAAAATGTCGTTTAAATTATCGTCGATTTCCGCTCGCTTCACAGTGCGAAGCACGGGTGTTGTATACATGGACTGCGTATACTTGTATATCTGATGTACCCCCATAATGATCAAAAAATATAACAGGGCGTAAAGGAGCAAACTCATTAATTGTTGGAGATATCTGAAACCGGAGCGACAAACGCAGGTTCGTCAATGAGCATCAGGGCCATGGCCGCGTAGTTGTGTAGATCAATTAGAGTGTCTCGGATGCCTTCGTCGGCCACCAGGTTCACGCCGTTTTTTGTGATGGACATGGCGCGCTGGATCTTATCCTCGATACGCATAAGAACGCCAACCACTCCGTATTTTGCAAATGCGTCGCCGTAGTCCGCATTCTTCCGGGTAAATAACGCCAGTCCTTCTGTTTGAACTGCTTTCATCTGTTCTACACGGTTCATTTCTATGACATGCGGACAAGACTCTAAGCGGTTGTCGGGCAGCTATTTGGAAAATTGATTCGTGCATCGGATATTACAACAATAAAAATCATGATCACTGTAATCAGCATCGATAAAAAAGCCGTACTCAAGGAACACTCGGTAAAGAGTGTGGAGCCGGAAGCACTCTCGCGCAAAGCAGGGTTCAAAAGTCCCGATGGGTTCGAGGTGCGTGCCACATGGGACTGCGAGGTGGGAGGTAAAAAGTTCTGTATCAAGCTGTATGCCAAGAACAACGGTCGCGCCAACTACGAAAACAAGTATGACCTGCCGCCACCGGTGGACACCCAGTTGTATTTCGGCACCATGGTCCTGGTAAACTACGAGGGTGACAACGCTAAGAATCTCTCGCTTGTCGAGTGGAACAAGATCTACGAGCACCTCTTTGGGGGCTTCGAAGACATTGGCTCTGAGGACAGCGAGGAAAGCGCGAGCGAGGACGAAGAAAATCTGACAAAGGAGGGGTATCTCATGGACGGCTTTGTGGTGCCCGACGATGAGCTAAGCGAGGAGGAATATATCTGAGAAAATTGAACAACGACTGTACATGTTTTTATTGCACATAATCATGGCGACGTATACAATCAAGTATCCAGACGACTTTCGTAAAAAGGTGGGGAGCCGGTTCGCCGCTCTTTTGGAGGACGAGAAACGAGGCATCAACATGGAAAAGGGGGTGTTTAACTACGCGATCCGCGACGCGCGCTACCGAAAGGTCATCAAGAAGTGGTCGAACAAGCACTTTGTCCGCATCTACCAGTCCAAGCTGTGGACGGTACTGAACAGCCTGCGCAAACCATGGATCATGGAGACGGTCAAGAGCGGGGAACTGCTTCCTCAGCAACTGGCCTTTATGACGCATCAGGAGATCGATCCCGACCGCTGGAGAGATCTGATCGCACAAAAAATAAAGCGCGACGAGAGCAAGATGGCACAGCGCATCGAGGCCAGCACGGATATGTTTACATGCAAGCGATGCAAATCAAAAAAGTGTACTTATTATGAGCTACAAACGCGCAGTGCGGATGAGCCTGCAACGATCTTCATCACATGCATTGACTGCGGCAAAAACTGGAAGAATTAACTTCCGGTTTTCGAAAATTGGGTTGCTTACCAGCCTATTTTTCTCACGTTTTCCATGGTCACGCGCGCGTCACGGATGAACGACCAGACCTCGAACCGTTCCATGATCGGTTTGACATATTCGTCGTATTTCATCTTGAGGGCATAGAATGCAGGCCACGTTGCGCGCATCTGATGAAAGGGGAAGATCCAGGTCATGAAGAACACGAATTCGTGCTTGGTCATGGTATGCATGGGCGACAACACCAGCTTCTTTCTCAGTGCATCTCTCTCAGATTTCCATCCATGGAATAATTGCTGTATCTTGCGCGCGGAAGTATCCGCAATGTCGTTTCTTAGCGCAACCGCTGTTTTGCAGAAGGCAAGGTCGTGATAAGGAAGGCACTTGTAGATAAGCATTTCGACTTCGGTTGGGACAGTATTCATCTTGTGATATATACTATAAGTTATTTACGATCCTACAATCAATTTTCTCGATCATTCATCCAACCGCATCTAAAACTTGATCAGGCACTTGGTCTTGGGCTCTTTTTTTACAGGCGCGTCAGGGTCGTGCGAGAGCCGCCATGAGGTTTCTATCATGGACTTGTATGCGTCGCTGTTCGATGTGAATATCCGGTAGCCGTTCTTCTTGTAGAACTTGCGCCGAGCGTTCCACTGGTTCATAAAGTGTTCGTGTGGGTCAATGAGATCGACCACCATCGGATTGTTCCCGCGCACGCGCAGGATGCGCCCCACGGACTGTGTGATGTCCGTTTTGGGGGACGCCATCACCAGTGTCGAAAGCGTCTTGATGTCGAGGGCCTCGGCTGCCATGGCGTAGGTCGCCAACACAATCTGTTTCCCCTCGCTCTCCTCGAGGGCCGCGGGCTTCATGCCGCCCACATAGTAGCCGCAGGACGCGAATCCACGGTGCTCAATGGCTTCGAACAGGTAGGTGAGCAGTGCGCGCTGGTGCGTGAGCACGATAATCTGTTTTTCCTTCCGCTCCGCAATGAGGTCCTCCAGCATCTTCACCAGGAAATCGCTCCGCGGCCCGTAGTTACTCACCTTGGACAACATGGTGCTGTATTTAGGGTTGCCGCGCCAGTCGTACTCCACTTCATTGAACTCGGGGTCCTGGGACTTCCAGTAAACCCCGCGCACCAGCACCTCGTCGTCGCCCGACCGCTCCTCCGAGTAAATGCGTTCCCCGATAAACATGTACAGCACATGGGTCAACTTGTCCTTTCGCTCCACTGTGGCCGAGATGCCGAGCATGTACGGTGTGACCGCTTTGAACAGGGCTTTGGAGAACTGCTCGCTGCCAATGCGGTGCACTTCGTCGATGACCGTGAGCCCAAAGTCGGAGAAGGCGCTCGACCCAAAGTCCTTGATGTAGAGGGTCTGTAGCATGCCAATGACAATGTCCTTGTCTTCCACGTCGTAGGTGGTACCCTGGATGCGCCCCACCCGTGCGTCGGGGAGAAACTGCTGGATGCGCTCGACCCACTGGTTCAGCAGGAATTCCTTGTGGACAATGACCAGGGTTTTTTGCTTCAGCTCACTCATGATCTTGAGTGCCATGACCGTTTTTCCGCGTCCGCAGGGCACCTCAAGGATGGCACCGCCTCCTTTCTCGGTCGCCACGTGGTTCACGTAGCGCGCCACAATATCCTTTTGGTAGTCGCGGAGCTCGTTCGCAAATGTCAGGTGCGGGGCGTCGCCCTCGCGGATCCGCAAATCGGTCTCGTCGGGGATACCGAACATGCGTTCCCCGTAAAACCGTGGGATGTAAATCTTCTTTGCGCTCTCACGGTAGCAGTAGAATCCGCCCACGTCGCCGCCGATCATGGTATTTACAGCGGGCTTTGCGTACAGGTCCTCCCGGAGCTCCTCGAGACGCTCTTCGGAAAGCGCCGATTTAGGCACAGTGTACCCACGGGCGCCCATTCGCGCCGCGGTCCGCACGGTTTCTTTTTCTTCAATAGGTATCTGCATGGATACACGAATGGTAGGCAACTGCTTATACGGTTTTGCGAAAAAATCCTCGTGTATAGTATACGATGAATCTTGTCCCTGAACTCAGCACTACTCAATGGATCGTGTTCTCCGCCCTGATATTCTACATTGCGGTGGACGTAGGAACCCCCCTTTTCCTTGCCCGCCTGGTGGACACCCGCCTCGGCATGGTGGTCGCCATTCTCGCTGCGGTGTACCTGTTTAGAAACTTCGTCCCGGCCATCGCCGCCGCGGGCGCGTATGCTCTCTACATCCTGGTGACCCGATCGGGCTTCGTGACCGGCCGTGACGCCATTCAGGAGCACACCCCCAGCCAGATCAACAAGGATATTGCCATGCTCGCCATGAACCCTCCGAAAACCCAGACCCTGGAGGAGGAGATGGTTGCCAAAATGGCCCCCGTCCGCAACGAAATCGCTGTGTTGATCGACACCCCCTTCAAGCCCGTGGCTGCCGACATTGACGGTGCCTCCAAGCTTTAAGTAACGAAAATATTATTTGATTGACGCAATGTGATGAATTTCATCATATTGCTTGTTTATGCGTGATTAGTTGCGCTGACCCAAAACATTGCTAAAAAAATTTGCTAAAAAATTTGTTATCTGTTTGACTGTATTTTCTTGATCATCTACTGCCGGTTTGGCCTTTACCGTTTTGGGTTCCGACTCATGGTCTCCCTTCGCAAGAGTGTAAACGTTTGATTCGCGATTAAAAATGGTAATCAAGAAAGAGGTAAGTGTAGTTGAATAAAACACTGCTGCAACTGCGAGCGCCTGATATGACATGCCATCACCCTTTCCGTATAGTCGGATCATAATACCAATGATAAAGGTCACAAGGAAAAGTAAGACATATACGACATACCATGGCATTTGTGTTTTTCCTTCTTTTATACCAAGGATTGATAACCCTGTCCCCAGCACCTCACTGGGCCATCCAAAGTTTGAATAAGCCTCTTCACGAGGTAGATACAATTGGTGACTCTTATGATAATAGAACCGTGGGTCATTACTCTTCATCATAATTGCCAGTACTGCACCAATGAATGCGATGAAGATGTACATGGAAAGCGCAAGATGAGTAGAGTCCTGCATAACAATTCCCTCAAAGAAGTGGAGACTGACAATGAGCATGGCAAGGATCCAGAATATAGTATTTGACTCAGCAATACGAGTTTCTGCGCATTCAGGAAAGTCATCATGCTTTTTACATATGTACCCACTTGATTCCTTTCTATCATACCACTCGATGATGCTCTCAATCACATAAGTGCGGTAAAACCACGGCACGACCATATACACGCCCACAAGTGCAATGAGAAACATACCGGCAAACGTCGCGTGGCGTTCAAACATGCTCTTGGAGGACACCTTGGCATACTCGCTGTTAATGGGAATGTTGTAGGCGGCAATGGTATCGGCACTTTCACCGGTGGGATTGCAGTCAATGTAGATCTGATCGTCGTTCTCCAAGTTGAGCGGAATGATGGAGTATGCCGACATGTTGGGCTTGGGGAGAAACCCGGGCTTGCCTCGGAACTCGTCGGGATACTCGGGGATGTACACGGGATCAACAAATACGACCGCCATCACGTTCCCGGTCGAGTACTGGATCGCGCGTGTCTCGTTCTCCAGCGCTCGCGCCAGGTTAAAGGACACAGAGGTATCGTCACCTGAGGCAAATGCGGCCACCTCGGACACCAAGTTACCCACTGGGGTCGACACGGCCATGGGGTCCACCATCACAGGAATGTAGACAAACAGTTCGTTCTCGTTGGAGTGCGTGTGTTTAATCATAATCTCCCCCGCTTGGTTCAGGCCGTCGATGTTGTGATGCTTGCCCATGAGGTACATCTCGCGCGGCTGGTAGTCGACGCCTCCCAAGGTTACCGTTTTGTCCGGAAAAATGGAGGTGAGACGGGTAATTTGCGTATAGTCATTCTGTCTTCGTAGGGTGTTGCCATTGAGGCTGAGAGACCGAGACGTGCTAAAATCATGAATAAGTATCTGATTGAGGTCTGGCTCCTTATTTGAGTTGAATGATGTCATATACTGTATAGCTATACAAAATATGACGATGTTCTCTACAGAACGTTGGGTAGATATCGCGGCAGGGCGTTTTCGTATTTCGTAACGGTGAATACGTCGTTGTATCCCTCGACAAACACGGTGTCGCCCGACACAATTGAGTCGCAACCGTATTCCGAGGTGCAGTCTTTCCCGTTCACCTTGATGGGCAGGCGGGTGTTCACTGATCCGGTGTTCGACATGGTGTAATATTCCCACAGGTCGCGACCGCGGTCGGATGCGCGGGCCATCAGGGGGAGAATCAGGTTCTCGGGGGACCCCTGGCGGGTGAGAATACCCATTTGCTGGAAGCCCGCGTCGTGGGCCGCTCCTCGGGTGCGCTGGTTGATGGGCACGCCCTGAGTGTGGTCGAGCGGTGCCCTAAACGGGTCCGAAAAGATGTTGTCTTGACGGTCGCTTATCATGCGCAGGTCGAGCCGCGCCGCGGGCGGTTCTCCGCCCTTGCGCTCGGGCGTTTTAAATACGTAGTATGCGATACCAATCGCAGCAGCGAACATCACCATCGACATGTTCTCTACACATATGACTCCTGGAGGGCACTGTTTTGGCATTATAATACCGTGATAAATTTACCGTGATGAAGTTATCCAAGAGCGCGCGCAATGAACTTGAGTGCCGAGATGAACCGAGAACCGCCGTCGCCCATCATGGAAATGCCCGGTCTGGCCTCACTGGGGATGTCCTTGATGACAATATCGCTGAGGCGCTTGAACTGGTTTCCAACGGTGGACGTCTTGAGTCGCTTGCAGTTGTAGCACTGGTCGCGCACCCAGCGAGGGAAATGAATAATGTGGAACCCCGTCAAGCCAAAGATGACCTTATCTAAATATTCCATGAATTTCCAAAACATCTTCTCCAATGGCTTGAGATCAATGCCTACGAGCCCAAAGACTGCCACCACCAGACCAATAGTCAAGAGGTACAGAATCTTGCCCATGGTTTCCAGGATGTACCATAGCATACAGCTTGGTGCGGAGAACATGATGCGCATGAAGCAAAAGAGGTGCGAGATGGCAAACTCGATAATGTACAGAATCAGCACAAAGTACTCCCATATCCCCTTCATGATACTGAAGATTGTGAGCGTGATGGTGAGAACCGCACCGGTGATGAGGAAGAGAGTGCCCAGAGAAATGTCCACGAAAAACTTGGCGAGGCCGGTGACATTCGTCAGGATCTTGAACACCGCGGTAAATATCTTGAAAATGGCGCGGACAAAGGGTTCCTTTTTCGGCCTTTCCTTGATGCCCGTGGCATACAGTGTCTCGTTATAGTAGTACCTGGCCTTCTCCCGAATGCTGATGCCCGTCATCTCCTCGACGATATAGGCCCCACATATGGACAGGATGCCAATGATAAATAATAATTGTATAAGATCTGGGTTCATATACAATAGTGCGCGATTTTACTCCATGTACTTGCGTCCAAACTCCTCAAAGTGCTTGTACTTGGTGATAAAGGCCTCGGTTTTCTTCAAAAGCGGTTCGAGCTTCTGGGCACCTCCCACCAGTTCGTTCTGTGCCTTGAGGATGTCGTGGAGATCGTCCTGAATGTCCTTGCGCTTGTTGAGGAGCTCCGTCAGCTGGGCTTTGGTGAGGTTTCCAAACTCCTCGCCCATGTCATCTTCGTCGTCGTATTCCGTTGTGTTCTCCGCATCATCTTCTTCATTCTGTTTGTCCTTCCCGTTTTTCTTTTCACCTTCACTGTTTTTATCGTTTTTTCCATTCTTTTCTTTTCGCTTTCCGCCCTTGCCATTTTCTAAACCCTCGCGAGTGCGACCACCTACCGCAAGAAAGGTATGGGCGGCAATGATGGCGATCGAGAGAACAATCGTCACATTGCGGGTAAAGAACGAAGCTGCGAGACCGGCAAGCAGAAACACAAACATGGCCGGCATGTGACAGTAGGCAATTAGGTAAATGGCGTCAAGAATGGCAAAGACAATAATAGCATTTATGATGGTATTTTCGTTGATGGATCGCATCGTATATTATACGACGCGATATAAATCGGGGAGTTACGCGGATCCCTCCACGGCAATGGTGAGCATGTTCATGACATCGGTTACGATAACCTCGGGTTTTTCCAGAGAACAGTCGGCATCGGGTTCGTCCATAGTATCTTCACATAGGCCTTCAGGTATGGTATCATCTGAAAGGTCGCTCGTGCTCTCGTTCTCTGCTTTTTCGGCGATGAAAATGGGATCGTCCTGATAAGAGGGAGGAATGCACTCATTCTCGTAAATATCGAGAACCTCTTTCACCACTTCCTCACGCTGGATATCATCGCTCTGGAATTCGATGCTGGTGATGCTCGAGCTGCGGCGACCACGAAACTTGTTCAGAAAGTCCTCGAGACCGTTCATGGCTTCTCCGCGATCGTGCTGCTGTAAATCACCTGTAATGACGATGCGGCTGTTTTCTCCGATGCGTGTCAGGAGCATTTTCATTTGCGACACGGTGGAGTTCTGCATCTCATCAGCGATGATCCATGCGTTCTTGAAGGTGCGGCCACGCATGTATCCCAGAGGAGCAATCTCGATTTTCTTTTCCTCCAGTAGCTCGGTCACCTCCTTTACGCTCATAAATGTGTATAATATGTCATATATGGGCCTTACCCATGGCGCCATCTTTTCCTCCAGGGTCCCGGGGAGGTACCCCATGTCTTCGTCCACGGCGACAGAGGGGCGGGTAAAAATGATTTTTTCTATAGTGCCTCGCATGAAGTAGCGAACGCCGTATTCTGTGGCAAATAGGGTCTTCCCCGTTCCCGCAGGGCCAGTGGCCACGACGATCTTGCTCTTCTTGCTTTCCAATACTCTCGTATATCTCTCTTGACTAATGTTCTGGGGTCGGGTAAACATGCTATCAAGACGCTCCTTTTCTCGTGCGGATAAGTGATGATAGGTGGCGCCCTTCGAGGCAACCACGTCACTGACGGTTTCGTACTCGTCTTCCATGAAGCATGCGTCCACGTACTTTTTGCTGCGCTTTGACCTCCGAGACCCATCCGTCCTTGATTTTTTGGATTGCATGGGCGAGGCGCTAATATATACTGTATGGACATATTATTCTCCACCAAATATCAAATCCATATGTATTATGCTAACAGATGCTCACAAACACTATTGATATTTTGAATTTATGCTCACAATGATTATAAATCGAAAAAACATAAAATCTACCCTCCTTTTATTGTAATTTAGGAATGGCGGATTCTTCGACGTTCAAAGAGCCCCTGCTTACGCCTGACGATAGCCGCTATGTAATGTTTCCTATTAAAGACGATGACATCTGGAAAATGTACAAAAAATCGGTGGATAGTTTTTGGGTCCCCCAAGAGTGTGACTTATCGAGGGATTTGGGAGACTGGGACAAGCTGAACGCTGACGAGAAGCACTTCATAAGTATGGTGCTGGCATTTTTTGCTTCGTCGGACGGCATTGTTCTGGAGAATCTGGCTGTGCGATTCATGGGCGACGTGCAACTCGCTGAGGCGCGTGCGTTCTACGGATTTCAAATTGCCATTGAGAATATCCACAGTGAAATGTACAGCCTTCTTATTGATACCTATATTAAAGACAAGGAAGAGCGGGAAAAGCTCTTCAACGCACTGGATCACTTCCCGTGCATCCAGAAAAAGGCCGACTGGGCCCGAAAGTGGATCAATGACAACCGCAGCTCCTTTGCGGCCCGCCTGGTGGCCTTTGCGGTAGTAGAGGGCATCTTTTTCTCGTCCAGCTTTGCCTCCATCTACTGGATCAAGAAGCGCGGACTCATGCCCGGTCTCACCTTTTCCAACGAGCTCATCTCACGTGACGAGGCGCTCCATACAGAGTTTGCCATTTTGCTCTACGGAAAGCTCGAAAAAAAGCTGTCCAAGAAGCGTATCCACGAGATCGTGTCGGAAGCAGTGGACATTGAGAAGGAGTTCATTCTTGAGGCCATCCCCTGCCGTATGATTGGCATGAATGCCAAGCTCATGAGCCAGTACATCGAGTTTGTTGCCGACCGTCTATGTGTCCAGCTCGGATATGACAAGATCTACAACAGTGCCAATCCATTTGACTTCATGGAGCTCATTAGCGTGGAGACCAAGGTCAACTTTTTCGAGCGCACCAACTCGGAATACTCGCTTGCCAACAAAAAGGTAGACGCCAATGTGTTTGACTTCACCGCGTCGTTCTAAACCGTATGTTTTTGAAAACATATGGTTGAATTATGCCATGAGGGTATTGATGGTGAATGTTACAAAGAAGACAAAGATGATGGTGATAAAGGCGTAGTTCAGGTAGGGCCACTTCTCCCAGGCACCTTCTGGGATGTACTTGGGTACCAGTTCGGGGTGCGCCTCCAAAAAGCTGGCAAATTCTGCCCCCGCCGTAAGACCGATAAAAATCGACAGGATGAAGATGGCACTGCCGAGTGCGGTTAACAGAATGCGCATGTTTTTACCACGGAAAGAGTTACTGAAACCAATGAGTGCGATTGCTACGGTCGAACTCACAAACATATTGCGCTGACCCGATATCAGATTTGCATACACGCTTTCGGCATTGATGGAAGTGGACATACTATACATTATACTGCGTTAAAAACGTGCGTCATTTGGTTGAAGTTCAATACAACATGGACATAAACATATATCGGCGGTTATAGTAACATTATGTGCGGAATCTTCGCATTCCTCAATAACCATGGTCAGTTTAATCCCAAGTTTATCCATCACCACTTTCAAAAAGGGCGGGCGCGTGGCCCAGACACGTCTGCCCTTACAAGAGAGATGAACGGAGTTATTTTAGGGTTCCATCGTCTTTCCATTAACGGACTCACATCGGATTCCGACCAACCCTTGTGGTTGGGCGACATCGCACTCATATGCAACGGCGAGATATACAATTATCATGCGCTGGTCGATGCACTTGACTGCGAAATGACGACAGAATCGGACTGTGAGGTCATTTTGCATTTGTATGCTCGGTTTGGAATTCGCCAGACGCTCCGCATGATTGACGGAGAATTTGCCTTTGTTATTGCCGACTTTCGGGACATAAACACCCCAGCGATACATGTATGTCGCGATCCATTTGGGGTACGGCCCATGTATACCATCAACGGTAAGTATGTTACATGTTTTGCGTCGGATTTGAAACAGATTACTGCATTTAAATGGGAGGGGGCAGTGGGTCATTTCCCGCCCGGAACCATTTATACATACACACCCAACAATAGTAAGAAACATACGTGGTGTATCGAGCGTTCGGTTCAGTATTATACACCGGCGCCGTGTATCCTCGGAAGGAATATGGAGATCGCAGACATTTACGAGGGAATACGGCATTATTTTTCGCGTGCGGTGCAAAAGCGGTGCATAAACACACATCAGCCGTTTGGTTGTTTATTATCGGGCGGTCTTGATAGCAGCTTGGTGTGCGCGCTCGCGGCGCTCTATGGCAGACAAAACAACTCGAAACCGCTGCGCACATTTTCAATTGGTCTAAAGGATTCAGAAGACCTCATGTGGGCAAAACGAGTTTCCGAACATATTGGGTCGCAACATCATGAGGTCGTACTAACAGAACAGGACTGTGTTGACGCCATCGAAGAAGTAATTTATGCCACGGAAACCTGTGATACAACCACAATTCGTGCCAGTATCGGAAATTATCTCATTGCCAAGTATATCCGGAACCATACAGATATTCGTGTTGTGCTTAACGGTGATGGTTCTGACGAGCTATGTGGTGGATATCTATATATGCATGCAGCCCCCGACACACTAACGTTTGACCACGAGTGTGTTCGCCTGTTGCGCGAGATACACGCATTCGATGTGCTACGATCGGACAAGTGTATGGGCGCACATGGCCTTGAGGCGCGGACCCCATTCCTCGATCGCGAGTGGGTTGACTTTTATATGAGCATCCCCGCGCACCTTCGGAACCATGCCATCCAAGGTGAACAAGAGAAATATTTGCTGCGCAGGGCATTTGATACCGAAAACGACATGTTTTTACCAAATGATGTGTTATGGAGACGCAAAGAGGCGTTTAGCGACGGCGTTAGCAAACAGTCACGATCGTTATATACGATCTTGCAGGAGGCCATCGAACAAAAAGATTTCAAGTACGTCCCGCCCAAGACACACATTATGCCCAAGACCATTGAGCAAATGTACTATAAAAGCGTATTTGAGACCCATTTTTCGGGTTGCGAGTCAGTGATTCCCCATTATTGGATGCCACGATTTGTGGATGCGGATGATGCAAGTGCACGCACGCTCGATATCTATCGTGCGCCGTTGGAATCGTAGGTTTTTTTCACACGGTTATGTATATGTTTATTGACCACAACAAGAACAACGTGAAAACTATGCCCACTGATTTCAAAGCGCCTGCACAACCGCAGATTCTTAGCGCCCCGATCCCATCAGGGACGTATGATCCCGCCGCGCTCATGGACAAAATGAAACTGGAGGTGCCGCAAGATACGCCGTTTGTCTCGTTTTATGCAGACAACAAAGATGTGGAGGACGAGGACGAGGATTCGCTTCTTGAGCGCCTTAACAAACATGTGTCGCAGAGCTTGTCGATGCACGCATATGTGGGTGCCCTTACTATTACTGGTCTGTACATCGTATATAAGATGATGCGCATTCCAAAATAAAATGCATGCTTTTCTCGGTTAGCGAGAAAAGTATTTAGTTTGATGCAAGCACACAATGTTGCTAAAGTACACCATTTATAGGCTCTTATCATTGTAGTTGCGCAGGGTCGCACGCTCACGTTTGAAACGTGCGTAATCGGATCCCGATGCGGTTCTTCCGGTTCCAGACACATTGCGTGTGTTCGTGTAGCGTCCATCGCTGTTGGCGCCGGTCCACGACATGCGCACCACGCGGCGCGCGGCGACTTCCTCTGCTTTCTTGTATCCCAATGAAGTTGGTTTTGGCGAAATTCCTTGTACTCCTCCTCCAAGACTGGTCATATACAATAGCGAAACATTTTTTGGCACAGATTCGAATATTGGGTGCAACCACATAAACATTGGTTGGATGGTTGTATATGTCAGACGATTCTTATAATCATGAAGAGCCCCTTTTGTCCGACGACACGGACGAGATGAACGATTGTGACCAGCACGGCGACCCCGATGAAGAATGCATTGAAAGCGATGGACACGAAAGCGACAGTGACAAAGACAGTGTGGATGGAATGAACGACGTCACGCTTCAGTATTTGTTAAATGCAAACACCTATCAGCGCGTGATGAAATCCAAAGCTCCCGAGGAGTACGGTGGTGTGTTTCTCGACAAAATGAAGCAGTACAAGCGCGAAATTGTCGACACGGTGAACGAAATCATTGAGGGCAAAGTGGTTTCCAC